TCTTTGCTCAAATGGGCATATCTATTGCAGATGCAAATGGTAGGGCGCGCTCAACTCTTCAGATATTGCCCGAATTATCAAACGCATTTCAAAGCCTAAACCGTCAAGAATCCGCCGCTATTGGTAAAAAGCTCGGTCTTGATAATGCAACTATATTGCTATTGCAAAACGGCAACAAAGAATTAGACAAGCTTCTTGCTAGGCAAAAACAGCTAGGAGTTATCACCAAGGAAGACGCAAAAATAGCGGCAGAATTCAACGATAGCCTTAGCGATATGACGCGATCATTGAACGCATTAGGGCGGATTCTTGTCATTGATGCCATACCGTTTATCAACATGTTTCTTGATGCCATTACAGAAACAATTCTATTTTTAAAACAAAACGAAGCCTTTGCAGTGGCATTCTTTGGTGCAATTGGTACGGCTATAAGTGTTTTATTAATACCTAAGTTGGTCGCAGCTATAGCCTTGATTGCCCCATTTCTTGGCATTGCAGCGGCGGCTATAACCATTGCAGGGGCTTTCGCTCTTGCAGCCGATGACGTTTATAACTTCCTACAGGGTAACAAGTCAGTAATAGGGGAGCTTTCCAAGAGTTGGCCAATTGTTGGCAAGATCATAGAAGCCGTTACTGATGCTATGGCGTTCGCTTTCTCTTCTCCCATTGAAAAACTCAAAACAATGAAAGAGATAGTAGAGGGCATTAGGAATGCATGGAAAGACCTTAAGGACAGCATAAGCAGCCAAGGCATAGAAAAGGTTTTTGATGATGCTGTATTGGCAGGTAAGGCGCTTATAGGCATTAGCTCAACGGCACCTATCAATAACCAGACAGCCAACACCATATCAAACAGCGCAACCCGTGGCGGCGATAGAACCATAAAGTTTGGTGATGTTAATGTTGATGCTAGTGGTGGAGGAAGTGAAACATCGGGGCGCGTAATGGGTCGAGCAATGCAAAGAGAATTAAGGCGTGCAGTTGATAAATTTGATGATGGAGTCCAAGCATGACCACATTAAGTACATTAATCCCAACGGCGGCTAGTGATGTCATAGGGATTTTTGACCAGCAAGGCAATCAAGTATTAGCTAATGCAAGGCCAACGGGCGTCACTGTTAATCGTGACTCTCTCAAGTTTACGCACCCATTAGAAAACAACACGTCAAGAGCAGACGGCAAAGTAATATTACCAAATATAATTACGTACAGCGTTGTTTTGCAGGCTGGAGATTACGAAGCCACCTATTCGGAAATTAACCGATATTACCTAAGTAGCGAGGAATTAATTGTACAGACAAAGGCCCGCTCATTTGGCCGAATGATTGTAAAATCAATGCCCCATAGCGAAGACCCGCAATTATTTGATGCTATTGTGGTCGATATAACGCTAGAAGAAACACAGATAGCCACGACGTTAACGGTTGCCAATAACGAGGCATTTTCAACGACCAACAGGGGTCAGGTACAACCGCAAACGCCCAGCACAGACCAGGGAAACCAGGGCTCGGTTCTATTTCAATTGTTTGGAGGCTAGAAGTGTCAGAGATTCTTGAATTAAGACGAATTAAAAGTCAGCGCGTGTCTATTCGATTGGGTGCCAACTTGTACGACTTTCGGGTATATAGCGTACCCGGAGGAATGGCCTTCGATATGATACGCGATGAAGTGCTAATGCTATCCGGCTTTCGTATCGTTCCAGGCACACCATTGATACCGTACCAGCATTTAGAATCAGGTAATTTTATGCTGATTATTCCTAATGATGAATTGCCAGATTATAACCAATTCGGACTAACCCAAAATTTAATATATCTCAGTGACGCTGAATTGGTGGCTATACGTGGCGTTTGATGATCGATTGTTGCGTGTTGGCATTGAGATAGACGGCAGGGTCAATATCTATGAAGGGTTGGCCATTACTGTTGTGGGATCTAAATTTGCCAGCATAACGCAGAATGAAACGGTTATAACAATAGCCAATTTAAACAAAGAAGTTCGCGATTACCTGCTAACAGAAGGGACGCCATTCAGACGGTTAACTAATCGCAGGCGAATAAGAATATTCGTTGAAGCTGGAAGGCAGTCTTACGGTTACGTGCGCGTATTTGAGGGCGACATAACAACCACCACGCCGTCACAGCCGCCAGATATAACTATTACAATCAACGCCCTAACGTCACAACACAGCAAGGGCGATATTGTGAACGCGTCAGTTCCAACAGTTGCCAGTATTAAACAGATAGCAGCACAGGCGGCTACCTCGCTAGGCGTAAACCTTGATTTTTTGGCAACAGATAAGAACATTTCAAACTATCGTTATGATGGATCAGCAGCCGGTCAGCTTAGCAAGATTAACGACTTTGGCGGGCTTGATGTATTTGTTGATGACGATACGCTTGTCGTTAAAGATAAGAACGTGCCACGACCAGGAACAACCAGGGTTTTAAACCTCAATACAGGTCTAGTAGGCATACCCGTTTTTACAGAATTTGGTATCAAGGTGCTATTTCTATTTGATGGTTTTACCGGGCTAGGTTCAAGATTGCAGATTGAAAGCGAAATATACCCAGCGGCCAACGGAACGTATACCATATATAGACTAGGATTCGATCTTGCAAACAGAGACGTACCATTTTACCTATTAGCAGAGGCGCGAAGAATTGGCTAACGTTGCACCCAGTATTGACCCAGCAGACAGCGAAGACTTTGCAGGCGCGTTACGTCAGATAATGCAAAAATTCCTTGCTCAGTCTGTAGATGATATGTTGCCGGTTATGGTCATATCGTTTGACGAAGACAAGAACGAGGCGCGCGTCAAGCCATTGATTCAAATTTTGGATACTGGCGGAAACCTAACAAGCCGTGGACAGTTCACCGTTCCCGTTTTCAGCTTTGGGGGTGGCGGTGCGTTAATGCGGTTCAGGTTAAAGCCCAATGACTTAGGCTGGATAAAGGCCAATGACAGGGACATATCCCTATTCTTGCAAGGCTTGAAAGAGTCAGCCCCGAACACATTACGCAAGCATCAATTCGAGGACGCCGTATTATTCCCTGATTCAATGCGAACATTTACCGCGTCACAAGAAGACAAAGACGACAACGCGCTTGCAGTTTTCCAAACGTCCGACGGCTCTATAAAATTGTCGATATTAGAAACAGGGTTTAAAATGCGGGGCAACCTAGAATTAATCGGAGACTTCACGCACACGGGTGACACAATGCACACGGGCGATACGGATCATGTGGGCGCGGTTTCAGCTAGCGGGCTTATTCATTCCGATGTTGACGTGACCGCAACAATGACAAACACGTCATTGATAGGCCATGATCATGATTATGTTGATACTCAGAACGGCGCACCATCAACCGCAACAACAGACCCGACAAACCCATAGGTGAGATATGCCGTTAACATTTCAAACAGATAGTAACAATGATTTGATGCTTGGAAACGATAGCAACATATCGATGATTTCAGGCCTTGATGCTGTTGTCCAACAGTGTGAGGAATTAATGGAGACCGTATTAGGCGAATTAATTTATGATCAAACCAGAGGCATAGATTACGAGAACACAGCATGGGCGGGCAACCCTGATTTAGTAAAATTTGAACGTCAGGCACGAGCGCAACTGTTGAGCGTGGAAACCGTAGAAAACATTGGAACCTTTACTGTAGAAATAGTAGGGGACGTTTTGACCTATCGCGCTATAATTGATTCAACACTTGGCACCGGAACCTTAACTAATGGCCTATAACTACCTAAATAATACGGGAACCATCGTACCAGATGAAAGCGCCGTATTAGCCGAAGTACAGCAAGAGTATAGAGACGCATTTGGCGCAAATCTTGACGTGTCCGAAACAGGGCCAGCGGGTAAATTCATAGCGTCTGAGGTCAAGTCAAGAATAGGCGTTGCTCAAAACAACGCTAACATGGCCAATCAGTTAAATCCCAACTTATCAGAGGGTACGTTTTTTGATGCTGCATGGGCATTGCTTGGCGGATCACGAATACCGGAATCAAACTCTACCTTTACCATTCCGCCAGTTTTAACGGGTGTCGCTGGAACGATTATACCGGCAGGGGCTATTGCAGAATCAGGCAACAATAGATTTGTATCTATATCGTCGGTAACGCTTGATTCGTCCGGTAATGGATCGGTTGGTTTTCAGTCAGAATTAACGGGGGCAATTACCGCGCCGGTTGGAACATTGACCAGCATAGTCACTTCTGTAATTGGATGGGAGACGATCAACAACACGGTTGCAGCAACGCCAGGAACAGTCAGAGAATCAGGAGCACCAGCAAGACAGAGGCGACGCGACACAGTTGGTCTAAACGCTAGAACGGGCGGACAGGCTATTGTTGCAGCACTTCGTAATGCGGGCGTTGCTTCGTTACAGTATCGGCAAAACATTTTTCCTACCACGCAAACAATTGACACTATCGTAATGGTTAGAAATTCCGTTTATGTCTGCGTTGACGGTGGCACCGATGAAGCGGTGGGTCGCGCTCTTCTTTCAAAGTCAGCAGGCCAGGCTTTCAACGGCTCTCAATCGGTAACGGTCACAGACCCAAATAGCAGCGGGACACAGCCATACGTTATAAACTTTGACAGAACCACAGGGGACGCCGTTTTAATTCGCGTTACCGCAAGAGTTCCAACGTCAGTCAATGACCCCATAGCAACAGTTAGGCAGGCCGTTATTGATTACTCTAATGGATTGATAGGGGATAGCGGCGGCTTCATTACTGGTCAGAATGTAGCGCCTTTTGAAATCGGTGCAGCAATAAATATGCAAAGCCCTTTGGTTTCTCTTCAAAATGTTGAGATATCCAACAAGGCGGTTGTCTCTTATTCTAATGCGGTCTACCCAGTTGCTATAAATGTTAAAGCGACAGTATTACCGGCTGACATATCGGTAACGCTACTATGACAGGTATAAAGACGTTCGATTATTCTATTGATGTATTGCGCCCGTTGCAGTGGAAAGAGAATGCAGCGGAAAAAATTCACGCATTGCTTCAAAATAAACAGACATGGCTAGACCAGAATCACACCCAATTTTGGCAAAACTTCGAGACTGATATTTTTGATCTTCGAACAGCTAACAATTTCGGCCTTGCGGTGTGGTCTATTATTCTTGATTTTCCAGTATTCCTTAACCCTGGCTCAACGTCGTTTACTAACAATTGGGGCTTTGGCAATTTCAGAAGAAACTTTAATAATGCAAACTTTAACTCGTCATCAACGGCAAGCACAGAAGATCAGGCGCTATCAACCGAGCAGCTAAGGCTTGCTTTGCGCCTTTGGTTTTATCGGCTGCATATGGACGGTTCAGTAACGCAGACAAACGCCATATTAAAAGATCTGTTTGGCCATTTAGGGCCAGCGTATGTTCAAGATAATTTGGATATGACGATAACTTTTAAGTTTGACTTTGCTTTACCGGCGTCATTTTTAACCGTTGTCGAGCAAGATGCGATAATGCCAATAGCGCCGGGTGTAAATGCTAACGTCGTATATTCGCCGCCGCATACAAATAACGGTTCGTTCTCCGCGTTCGGTAACTATGGCGGTAACTCTATACGTGGCATTCACGCTTACTCAACCCTTGATCAAATAGACGCCATTGACCAAAACACAGAAAGGCTTTACACGTCTACGGGCGGGAATGACTTCACGTTTGTTTCTGTAGACCCATCAAATCCGTTTAGCCTAGCCGTAAATGAGGTTACAGGGGATAAGTGGATAACAGATCTTTCTACCAACCTTGTATATAAGCAGTCACTTGGGGTGGGGCCGTGGGTAGCAACAGGTGGATATCTTGGTGGTAACTCTGCAAACAATGTAAACGCCATAGCTGTAAATGGTGTTAACGGTGACGTGTGGGCAGTATCTAAAGATACAGATTTGGTTTACAAGCTTGTTGGCGGGATTGGAGCATGGATTGAGGTTGGAAGCTTTTCCGGCACTCAGCCCAATTCTATAGCCGTCAACATGACAAGCGGCGATATATGGGTGGTGGATTCTAGCGGTGGTGGTGCTTGGCTTCTTTCCGAGGGTACCGGAACATTTTCACAGTTTGGATCTTTCCCTGGTAATTCTGGTTTAGTTGCTGTTGACAATTCTAACAGCGACGTTTGGGTGATGAGACAGGACGCCTCAGACAGGAGGCTATACCTTCTATCTGAAAGCCAAGGAACTTTTTCGGCAGTTGGAACTTACCCAGGAAACGGCCCAATAGACATTTCTGTTGATAGCTCAAATGGAGATATATTTGTATCAAACACTTTTGGGTTTACAGCGATAGTTTATAAATCACCAGGAGTAAGCACTATAGTTACAGGAATATGGGGCGAGACTTTATGGAACGTTAACTCTATAAATGGCCACTCTTGGAACGGTGCAGGCGACGAACTAACATTTACTAATGCTGGCGGAAACGCAACCGGCAACAACATACAAGTAATTTCTGCCGCTACAACACAAGGCCATGTTGCCGAAAACGTAGAGATTGACATTGTTACGTCCGCAACAGGTGGCTTTGGCGATGAGCTAACAGTTACTATAGAAACGTCTACGGGCGAAACTACACAGGTTTTACTGTACCCAGACGGAACGGGAACAGCTCAAGGAGGCGGGTTGTTCTTGTATACGTTGGTATTTACACAGGCAGGATTTACAGGTGATTTCGACCAGGTAACGTTCTTCCAAAATAATACACAGACGACTTTCGTTGTTAACGACGTTAGATTTGCATAGGGTGAGAAAATGACAGCAGAATTTAGTTGGTATAGGTACCGGTTTGGCGAGAATGGCAATGTTTCTGCCGTTCCAGATACAGCGCAAGGTGGTGGAGAGCTAAGTCTACAGGAAGGCTGGGGGTCTGATTATGACCTTGATTTGGCAACACAGTCCAACGCCAAAGCAATATCACGAACGCAGCACAACCAGCTATGGCAAGGCATAACGGGGAATATAAATTTCTGGCAGCAAAACCTATACCCATTGTATACACCAGCAGCAAGCAATGGAGGTGTAGCGGTTGCATATCCTTTTGGCACTCGCGTTCGGTTTGATGCCGGGTCAGGGTTAAATGTTTACGAAGTTATCAATGCATCCGGTACTAATTCACTACCAAGCAGCGCGGCTAATTGGGTTCTAGTAAGTGCGGCATATCCAAGAAGCGGAACAGCAGGAAGCCAGCAAAGAACCAATTCACAGAACGATTCAAGATTTTTGATTGGTGGTACTGCCGGCACACAGATAAGAAACAACACGCAGAATGACGCTAGATTTGGAATAACTGGAACGGCAGCGTCACAGGTTAGAACCAACTCACAGAATGAGGCGTATTTTCAGGACACGGGAGACCATGTGCCTTCTGGTAACAGTGCAGGAATGTTGGCTCGCGGCTTTACTCTTGCGGGTATTCCGGCGCTTGCTAGGCCTGTCTATACCTTCTCGGCCTTTGCCACTCTTGGAACTGGATACCCAGGAACCATACCTCTAGCCGTTGCTGTTAATAGCTCGAATAACGATGTTTTTGCGTGCGATGGCGGAAACGATACGGTTTATAAATTAACTGGCGGGTCAGGTGCGTGGGCGGCAATAGGATCTTACCCAGGATCATTACCAGGCACCATAGCAGTAAACCCGAATAACGGTGACGTTTTTGTTGGCGATCTTGGAGGAACTTTGTACCGCCTACCTGGCGGATCAGGTTCGTTTATAGTTCACGGTTCATACCCAGAATCAAACATTGCAGATATGACAATAAACGTCTCTACGGGGGCATTGTGGTTTGTTAGCAGCACGTCAACACCGTCAGACTCAGCGGTCTACAGAATGGATAGTGGAACGTCCGTATTCACGTCTGTAGGACGCTACCCAGGGTTAAGGCCTAGTAGAATAGGCGTAGACTCCATTACCGGAACCGTATATGTTGCGGACAATGTGACAGACCAAATCGGAACCACTAACGCCAGGGATCAGATTTATGTATTGCAGGAGGGGATTGGTAATTTCAGACCTATCCTAGCCGTTCAATACACTGGCGAGGGTGTCGTGGGCATTTCTGTTGATCCCGGCAATAGCGATTTATGGATTTCAGGCTCAAGCGAAGGTAACAACCTAAGATCACCGGGCGGCGTTGATGCCTTTGTTGCTGGAGGCGCGCCGGGGAATAGCTTTGGCGGGCGTATAGCAGTAAACGGCAGCAACGGAACCGTGATAATGGCCGACAATAACGGCAATAGAATCATAGCGTCAACGAGAACAGAAGTTACGCCAGCCGTGGAATGGTACATACAAACATAATGTAAAAATAACAAAAAGTGAGTAGAAAATGGCTAATGTAAACGGATCAGCAGGGGAGGACTGGGCATTAGTTCACTCCTCCTCGTTTAACGGAATAGTAAGGCTAACGGCGGGGTTTCCTAAAGGTATTGGGTATGTGGGTGCTTCGGCACCTACGCCCACAACCCCAGGCTTCAGCATTGACAGGGATGGCGAACAGTTGACCATTCCATTCGGAGAATCTTTTTATCTTCGAGCATATCAGGGGAGCGTATCAGTAACCCTTGTTTCTGTTGGTGGTGCTGGTACTGGCGGCGGTTATCAGGTCTACGAGAAGACGACCAATAACCAGCCCGCAGTATTTACCAGCACGGCAAACAGGGACGCATATTTTACAGCGCAGGCGAGCGAGCTTGTATCAATCAATAACAGCGGTTTTGCTGTTGGTATCGGTACCGTTGCAGAAGATCCCCAGCAATCAAATATCTCTCAATGGCAGGCGAGAATAGAAGGCGCGTGGATTGATGTTGTTACGACCTTGGTTGGTGCTACAGGTGCGCCAGGGGCTAGTGGTAACAGCTACTTCTTTGCTTCTGATGCACAGCGTGACGCGTTCTTTAGTGTGCCAGCTAACAGGGCATTGCTAGAACATGATCTACCTATAACCGTTAACAATGGCGGTGACGCTGAGATTGCGTATTGGACAGGACTAACGGCCCCCGCGTCATATGATTCAAATTTGTGGCGTGCAACCTCGTTAATGGTTCCCGCCGGATCTGTTACGCTTGGAGGCGTTCGAATTAGTGAGGGTGGCAATGCATTAGTTTTAACTAACGAATCCACAGGGGCGCGTTATTTAGCCCAGGGTAGCCAATTCGATGACACCGGCTCATTTCCTACTAATAACTTACCCGTAGTAGCCGCGTTAATTGCCAATCCCCCGCAAAGCGTAGACACAGATACGTTCTCAGGAAATAGGCTAACACTTGGAATACCCGCACCTTCTGACTTCTTGTTAAAAGATTTCGGGTTGAGGTTTAACGGGGCAACTCAAGAGGTAACGGTAAGCGTTCACCCAGGAACCGACGATACATTAACGGCTATAGCTACCATAAATTTCAATGCTGTAGACGGCGATAACACGCTACTTTATGACAGTAACCCTAGATTCGTTTCAGGTAGCGATTATTTTATTGTCTACGAAACAACCTCCCCTGAGCTTAATATTTTAGGTGACAATAGCGGTGCAGCCTTTGCGCCATATTTCACGTCTAATGTTTGGCCATATTTGGAAGTTACAGGGGCAAGTTCAGCCAGTAGCGTGACGTTATTCACCGATGTTACGGACGCGGGAAGCGGGCAAATAATAACCGCAGCAGAGCGCACCGAAATATCAAACCCAGCCGACAAGATTGTTTATACGGTTGAGCAGTCGGCATCGTTGCCAGCGGGCGCAGTAGATGGCGTGTTTGCACTTGTAACGGTGGGAATTCCTAGCAGCCCAAAAGGTATTTATCAGAAAGAGCCTGCCGGTTGGAATATTAATTTAGACGTTTCCGCAACAGTCCTAGCGGTCATTGATAACCTATCGTCAACCTCTGCAACTGACGCACTATCAGCAAACCAGGGGCGTGCACTAAAATTATTAATAGATAACAACTCAGACTTTACGCAGTTTTCGGCCTTGCGTTCAACCTTAACAACGGGCAACGAATTAGATTATGCATTGGTATCGCCAGGAACGAGCGCAGAGCCAGCGGGTGTTTATCGTTCGCTAAGTAGCATATGGGTTTTAATACTCGATATGTCCACCATTGGCGACCTAAACGTACAACCTGATTGGGATCAAACCGACAATACGCAAGACGATTACATACAGAACAAGCCGTCAAATGTAACCCAGATAAGCGTCAACCGATTGGCGCATGGCTTCGCGGTTCTTGATGCTGTTTATTGGGCGGGGGCGTCGTTTCAGTGGCAAAAGGCACAATCTAACAACCTGTTTACTTCTGCATCTATTGGCATAGTTACAGAGGTTTCAGACGGTAATAATTATGTGATAACTACCAGCGGATTAGTTGAAAACTTTACAACTGGTTTGGTCGATGCTGGCACGTATTACCTAAGCCCTTCGCTTGCGGGATTAATAACCACCAGCATTAGCAATCAAGAAGGTGATTTTTTAAAGCGCGTACTAACAGGCATCGGCACAACCTCTGCTTATATCCACGATAACGGACACATTCAAAACCTCAATGCATACGTCGACGCAAGCATAAGCGGCCAAAATCTTACGCTAGTAAAAAGAGATAATGGGACAACCGTTCTAACATTGCCGTCTAGCGGTGGCGATACAAATGTACAGTCTGATTGGGATCAAACCGACGTTGCGGCAGATGATTACATTGAGAACAAGCCGACAACGATAACCCAGGCAGAGCGGGACGCAATCGCAAACGCACCACACTTTACCGTATCGGAAACTCATACAGGACATGGCTTTAGTGTTGGCGATCCGGTATTTGAAACGGGTTCGAATTTAATACCTTGGGTAACAGCACAGGCAGACTCCAGGCTTCGTAGTTCTGGCGTGGGCATAGTTGTTGCCGTACCCGATGCCAATAATTACACCATTCAATTTTCAGGCGTAACTAGCGCATTATCTGGAATAACGGACGGCACAGAATACTACCTAAGCGACACCACACAGGGCGGAATTGTAACGTCAGTACCAACTACGGTCGGTTCATTTATACGGCACATATACACGGGGCTAGAAGGTGGAGACGCCTTTATACATGACAATACTACGGTTGAGATAAAGGCGGATAACGATACCAATGCGTTGTTTCTTGGTGAGTTCGCAGATTTAGCAACATTGCAGACAGCGCACCCAACAGCAGAAACGGGCAGTACGGCAGTTATAACCGCGCTAGATGGGCAACTGTATTACTGGAATGGTACGGCGTGGGCAAATACAAACGCGCTAACAGGCAGGGAATTATCATTAGGCAATCCGGCAACAAGTGGCTTTGTTCTTTCGTCAACTGTAGCGGGCGTCAGATCTTGGATTGCACCGGCTAGTGGCGGGGGTGGAGTATCAAGAAGTGGTACTACTTCACAATACGAGCTTACCCAATTTCAAGGTGATACCGACGTAGTAGAAGGTAGCGGGATTGTTCTTGTTGATTATGACGGCGCAAAGGCAATACCTGAAAATGCTATTGAAGGTTATGTCACGCCGCCAACCAATACGGTTGGTATAACGGAAGGGCAAAACCTAAACAACGGGGCTTCGTTTGACGCATACGTCAATAAAATAATGGTCTACACAGGAAGCGATCGAATTAATGTTGACCTTCCAAACTACGGAGGCACTGACGGCAACGGTGCTATTAACGGTTCAACTGACACCTATGATGTTGGGGACGTTTTCGCCTTGCGTAATAGCGGAACGGAAAATATAAATCTAAGGGTCGGCAATACGTCAGGGGGAACAATTCAGCCCCTTGGTACCACGTCGGTTTCAATTGCTCCAGGTGGTTATGCGGCACTAGTTAAAACATCAACTAACCTAGAATTCGAGCTATTAAGCCAAGCCGGACAGAACGCGCCAACTTCACAATCCAATGTAATAGCCACGCGTTTCGAGCAGCAGGGCGGTGTAGGTTTCACGCAAACAAGCAGCAATACTAACGTCGTCGCCTTGACGTTAGCCGACATGGATCTTGTTAACGGTGAAACTTACGAGCTTACTTGGACGGGTCAAGTTACCACGACGGACGCAGGTAACGAGGCTGTTATAACAATTAACAAAGAGCTTCTAAACCAATCGCCGCTAGTAAAAACAAGCTTGGATCAAAAAGGCATACGTGAAGCATTGGCGAATGTTCCAGGGCCGGAAGTAATGATTTTGTATTACACAGCAACCGCTACAGAACAAGTAGATTTCACCGTCGAAATAAACTCTTACGATAATTCAACGAGTGTAACCGTTTCCGCTAATGCACTAAAAATACAGAGGATTTCATAACATGGCAGTTACTACATATATTTTTAATCAGTCAGTGGGGGCCGTTGATTATGTTGATAACTATTTCACCGACCAAGCTCCTAAATTGGAAACAGTTTTTTCAACCTATTTAACAGAGGTTCATTATTGGGAGGTGTCGGGCGTAGATGATGTAATCACCATTTACTCGCACGACAACCAAGCGCTTACGACGCCACAGCAGGACGCTATACACGCACTACTTGACGACCTGTCAAATGTCGAGGCTCCAAATAATGCAGTGCCTTACGACAGCCAAACGCCCGACAACGTACTAGAAATAACCACAGCGGTGGACGCAACATACGAGGTTACAAAGCAGTATCGATACGTTTATCTGACCGTTAGCGCGGGCGCGGTGGCAACACTAAACCTTAATATCTCTAATGGCTTGGATGTTGGAGAGTCGTTTGAACTGGTTATGGCTTTGTCGTTTGCTGGCGGGGCTGGCCTTTCTATGGATGGGCTTTCGGGTGATGTGTTCGACGGATCAGGAAATTCTAATTTAGGTATAAATGTAAACGGTACCTATTCCGTTATTATCCACAAGCTATCCACAGGCGTGCAAATATCGACCGCTATAAAAGACCCAGTTGCACACACTCAGGTAATCATTCCAGATTATTATATTAAGTTTGACGGTGTGGATAGTCACTTCGAAGTTGCCGCAGTAGATTTGACCGGAAACCTTGTCAATGTTTTGGACATGACGCAGGCATGGACAATAACCGGAATAATCAGGGAAGAGCATTTTGACTCCAATACGGTCATGTTCAATCGCTGGGCTAATTCTGTAGGCATAGGGAAGTACCTTGGAACAAATATATTTTTTCATACCGTAAACGGTAACGGCGGTGGGTACTACTTCACGGGTGAGCAAGCCACCAACTTAACCAATAAGCGGTTTTTCTTCATAAACGACGGGGCAACGCTAACTTGTTACATTGAGGATAGCGTGGGATTCACCACCACGCATAACGCAGGAAACAGTACAATATTTAACGGTCAGTTAATTGTAGGACTAAGGAAGCACTACTCAACGATTATGAGCCAAACGGCGGCAGGTATTGACGATGTTCTAATATTTAATACAGCGTTAAGTTCTGCTCAGAGATTAGAGGTTGTCGCATCCAGTGACCGCACAAATATTTCAAATTATGCAGATGTTGGCGCGTATTGGAAAATGGGAGACGATACATTCCCCGCCATTCACGACGAAAAACGCAATGTAGATAACACCTATTTAAACGGGTTGGCTACTGATTATAAGGAAGTTACATAATGTCGAAAAGATACTTTTTGGTAATAAATCCGACACAGGCAGACAAGGATAATTCCGTTCAAGCGGCCAATGGGAATACTGATTATATCCAATCAATCATTCCTAAGTATCATGTGCTAAGCCCTGTAGGTTCTTACGTGTTCAGCAATGGCGTAGAATTATTGGTAGGCGATGTACAGATAGATTCAAGCGGCATACAGGTAAATCCTGACGAGGTGCGAGTATTCGCAGAAGGTAGGCTTTGCCAAGATTGGGCGACGATACCGGACGGATTAAAGCGAACTGTCAGGGATCATGAAAGGGCTTCAGGTCGTGACATGGTTAATACTTTGGAGGGAAGCTATGACGGCATAGACGACGCAGAAGCGGCAGCGCTATTAATAAAAGTGGGCGACGTGAAAGTCTCTTTGGATTCTGGCTACCTTGGCTTGGCGTATTATGAATCCAACCTGTTAACCGTAGACGCAGTATTTACACAGCCCAGGAAAGACGAACTATTGGCGCTTATTGGCTCGTACTTTGTCAAATTTCCAAAAGACTGAGGTTGTCCCAATGCCCGAGAATGTAACCCTAAGTTTTCGAAGACTTGCTATAATAACCCTTGCAGTTACTTTTATTGTTTCGGTTGTGCTAACTGTTATTATGAAAGAGAAAGCAAAAACTGATAAAAACATAGAGATAGAGGCGAGTGAATATGTTTCAGGGAGTAAAAGGCAGGCTTGACTTGTACATTGATACGGCGGCCAAGGTTGGGACTGAGTTAATCAACAATCCAAAGTTTGGCCCAGCAGCCGGGGCGATTTCCTTTGGCGTATATTACGCTGAATTATCGGGGGCTCTTGGTGTTGTGGCTGGTGCCCTTGGTGCTATTGGTGCGGCAATTGCCATATATGTAAAGCTGGCTTCTTGGGGTTACGACAAGAGAATAAAAAGCCAGAAGTTGAAGCAAACAAAGCTGGAAATTAAAAGTCTTGAGGATGTAATGAAAAGGAGAGGGGGCAAATAGCCCCCTTTTCTACTATATTATTCGGCATACATTAGAAAAAGAAACCCCGAACCCGTATACCATTTATCAACAAGAGTTTTGATTTCTTCGGCTTCGCAATCTTCAAAATCTTTATCGTTACTTATTAGATCTTCTGATAATTCGGTAAATGACCACCCCTCAAAATCATATCCACTATCAATGGCATTATCTAATGCTCGACTAACAGCTTCTTGTGTGGGCATTAAAACGTATACCTAAAATTATTGGTTATCAACGCCTTATCGAAAGCAATTGAAATACCCGTATCAATTTTAAATCGATCGTATCCAATGGTTAGTGTTGGCAGCAAGTACATTGAAGCGCCCCCGCCTAACCACGCGCCTTCTGCTTGTTCTTCTGAATAGCCAGTAACAATGCCTACTGTAACCGATGTGGAAACGCTGTATTTACCGTGATTGAATTTAGACAATTCTTTGGTGTATCCGACAACGGCAGATTGTTTATAGAACGAGTTTTTGAACGTTATAAGCGTTAGACCATTATCGAATATAACGCCTAATGCGTAGTGCGTTTCGTTAAGCTTTTCGTATTCTGATTGTGACCCGTGGCTAGACCATCCCCCTAGAATCAAATCAGTAGCGTACGCAGAAGGGGAAATGAGTATTAAAACTAGTAGCAAGTATTTCATGATTTACCATCCATATATTTTTTGATTATGTTTATTGCTTGATCGATACCGGCGGCCCAATCTGCCGCGTACCCTACTTTTATCATTTGCGCTAAGTGTTCGCGCTGGTTTGTTTTTACAGAGCTATACGTCTCCCCTGTTTTTTTCATTTCCAACCATAAGCCGGATAGGTCGCCAACAGGTACGGCAATGAACAGGTCAGAGGCTCCAGGCTTTAAACCTTCGCGCTTCATCTTTGCCATTTGTTTCGCTCTATCGGTTGGCGTCTTACCTGCTAGATGAGCCCCGTTTGGTATGGCTATAATGCATTCCTGGTAATCTTGATATTGCATTTTAAACCAGCGTACAACCGCGCTTTGTTCTTTGCTTTCCTGTTGACCTCGTGGCATTGGTTAACCCTCCTACCATATGCTTACTTGTAGGCTCATTCCTTCTTGTATGGAGTCCAAACCATAACTAGAAAGAATTGCCTGAATGAATTTAATTGAGCGGCTATTGCTGGATATAATCATTTTTTCCAGGTCGCCTTCATAGTCGCAAACTTCTTCTATATATCCGTCTTGAGATTCTATACCAATGCTTTCACCTACATTATAGATGTGTGATTTTTCGTCATAAAACTTACGGTTAGAGCAGCCAATTTTTATTTTAAAAAAAGGGGCAGGTGACACAGTTTCGCTTAATTCGTGCTTTCTTGGCATTTGATAATATCCCTTTGTTCCTGTTTGGTTAGCGGCTTGAATATTCCCACTTCAGCCGCCCCCTGTTTTGTTTCTGTGAGCCGTTGCGCATATGCTTGGCAATCTCTTAGGCCGCCATCCCCGAAGCCGGTGTGTGCGATTTCCGGCCCCAGGTCTGACGTTAAAAGGACTGCGTATGCTGGCTTATCCACCTTTCTTGCAGATTGTTTTATTGATTACAGAATCAACAAAATGCTCTCTTGCTAAATTTGCTTTGCCAGAACCTCTACCCCCCATTTTTACCTTGTGCGTTAGTTCTGGCGGCGAAGGTATAACCCGTATTTCTTCCCACTCTTTATCGGGTCTAAGTACAGCACCATAAGCAGTGTTGATAATGGTCGTTACGCCAGCCTCGTGACCTTTTTGAACATCTTCGGGTATGTGGTCAGCTACCGACAAGGAGCCGTCTTCGTCAATGAAAAGGAATTCCATTACTCTGCTACCTGATATTGCTCTTCGTGTACGTGTTCGTTTACTTCGGTTCCTTCTACCACATGTAGACCTTCTGGCTCAACGTCTTCGGGGTTAGGGTCAATGGTAAGGCCAAACAGTTTGCCAAGCTCAGAAGCCTTCTGTGCGGCAACAAGGTTTGCATTGTCGCAAGTATGCAAAATAACTTGATCGTTGAGCATTTCTTCAAGCATCCCCATTTGATCAAAAGTTAGGCTAGTCTCGGGAATGGTAACGGTTTTGTTTTGAAAAGAAACTTTAGGTTGTGTCATAATTGAATCCTCAAATTTAAAAGTGTGTGTTTGCTTGGTACAAATGAATAGTAGGGCAAATGTCCTACCTTGTAAACTATTGTTTAGTAAAAAGGATGAAATAAAATGCGCAAGGATTTAATAAACCAGCTCAATAGGGCGTTAGAATCTGACTATGCATTGGTCGAGCACATGCTACTTAAATCTAAAATGACGGCTATTTTACCAGACCAGACAGGGCGTTTTTCTGGCAATGTAACGGCCCTGTCTATGATGTGCGAGCTACTTGATATCGAACCTATTTATCCGTTTTATGAGGATGATTTGATTCAGCGGTTTGACTAGGAAATAGTATGGCGTGAATTGTTCTTGCCTGACCTTCTGATAGCTCGGCGTTATGTCCTCTGAAATAACCCATAACATCGGCTTTTATTTTATTTAACGCCTTATAGTCTTCAATGTCTTGCAGTGACTCAAAAAAACTATAGCCCTCATTGCAGCCGTATCCAGCATTTATTGAATTTTGGGTAACTCCTTTCTCAGGGTGGTAGTTAACAGCTATATGACTGAAATTCGTCTTTAATTTCACATATTTTCGGTTAACTTTTTCAACGAAAAAATGAACAGGAATATTAGGTCTCCCCCCTCGCGGGCAATTATTACCCCAGCCTAACCCGTAAACCGCTTTGCCTTCATGCTCTTTGCTAATTGTTATTGGCACGATATACCCCTTAATGATAATTGCTTTGATCGATCGCTGACTTAGCCTGTATCAATCCGCGTAATCGTTGGTTATGTCTGACCATCAAATCGTATGATGTTTCGTCAGCCTTCTTTGTGCCTAACCCTTTGCGCTTCTGGATTACATTTGTGTGATGATTGGCTGTAACTTGCTCCATCATGTAAGCCTTTAATTCAACAGCTAGGCGCTTTTCTTCTGGCTCCATATCGTCAGCTATCATAATGTCGTTCAAGTCGCCCAGCCTACGCCATACGCTCTCATGGTCGATTACTGCCAAGCCTTGCCCTAGTCCTAAAATTGTTCTGGTTGGAGTTGTTTGCATTATCGTAAGCTCTCAGCGGTTTTGATTAGGTATCCTGTAATCTCATCAATTTGACCCAATACGGCTTCTACTGCCTTCTTGCCTTTGGGGGTCAAAACGATAGGGGAAATGTTCTTTACCTTGCTTATCTCTTTTGCCCAAACTGCTAAACAGATAGGGTCAATGTTTCCCTCTTCTTCGTCTTCAACCTGCTTCGGATCTTCACGAACTACAGTAGATTCAGGCTCTTGCTCAATGGCAGCGGCACGACCGGCAACAGGTGGCTCTATATCAACCAGGCTATCTTCGATCATTGTTACTTCGCCTTGTGACACGATGGTAATTTCAGGCTCCGACTCGGGTTCATTCTTCTTTTCCATAGCTGCAAGCTGTTCGCGTAACCGTTGATTTTCCGCGTCGGTTTCAGCCTGCTTTCGGTCGGCCTCTGCCTTCTCTTCGTCGCGGGTTTCAGCCTCAAGCTTTAGCCTATGCCTTTCTGCCTTGGCCTCAGACCGGCGTTTGTACTCAGCTCTACATCTATTCAAGGAAAGCTCTAATGACTCCCTGGCTTCTTCCAAAAAACCTCCGAAATCCATTGACGATAAATCGAAATTATTTAGTTTGTCGTGTATTTCCTGCAATTGCTCATCTGTCTTTAGATCAAGCTGAACGGCAAAGTTATGAACGTTATTTACATTTTCCCGATGAAATCGCTCCTCTTTCAGGCGCTCTTTTTCTTTCAATATTTCGATTCTTTCGGCGACTGAATTTATCTGGTTATCAACAGTTGCCTTTGCCTGTTCGATATAATCGCCAAAGTCTAGGGATTCGAAGTCAAAATTATTTAGATCGTCAAGAAGCATATTAAGGGAAATTATACCCATGCTTGGCAAGCCTTCTGTCATGCTGCGAACGCTATTAAGATTCTCTTGCCACAATCGTTCCATGGCTAGTTTCCGTTCTTCGCGTATGTCGTCGATACGCTTTTTCTCTTTCTTTAGATCGCTTTCAACGTCGCCAAACAGACCTTGTATTTTTTTGGACGTGTTAATCAACAAGGTGCGATATTTGTTAATCGGATCTTTTATAACGTCTTCTTGCTTGCTTATGTCTAGGCGCTTGTTTCTAGCGTCAGCAATGGCGGCAACGAGTTCTTTGTATGCTGGCTTGTCGTCAATATCTAGCTGCCTTAGGTGTCCGTATTTTACAGACAGTTCAGCCGCGCTTTTTTCGTCTTCTGTGAAACTAACCGTAGTGGGCCATATGGTTGCAACTGGTGGCGCTTCTTGGATTTCTTCTACTTCTGTTGAGATTTCTTTATTTGACATTTTATGTCGTCCTTATACTAAATTGAATGCGGTTATACATACGGGCAATATTTCTGGATGCTTTACTTCGTCGTCTTCTTTCAAAATTCGCCTTGCCATGTCTACAACTAATTCTTTTTTGTAGTCGGCGGTAACAATGCATGAAACTTGTTTTTTTTGCATTGTGTCAGGGTGTACGAATTCAAAAGCTAAAAAATAATCCTTTTCCATTACGTTTCCCGTTCGGGGCCGTAGCCCCTGTTAAATTATACGTTGTTGGCTTCTAGCTGCTTTTTAACTAGATCGAATTTAGACGCGGGTATTTTGTCAATGTTATCGACTTTGTTCTCCGTCATTACGTCGCACGCAATATTTGTCCATTCAGTGACGCCGTTATTGTCAGCGGTTGCTAGATGCATAAGTGTTGCCACTTCTTCAATCGATAGCGGTCTGTCTTTCTTTGGCTCCTTCACTTTTGGCTCTGGAATTTCCCCCGTTTCCGTATCGGTTCCAGCGGGAATATTGAGCGTTGATTTCTTCGGCGTAATATCCTTTTCTGCCATCACCTCAGTCTCATCCCTGGTATACACTCCCATAATGACGTGCGGCGTATAGAGCCGTGACCACATTTTAACAGCAAGGTATGCCGCTTGCTGCTTTGGGTTTGTCTTCCATAGCGGGCTATTTTTAACCTTTACCGTTGAGGGGTATAGTTTTTCGCCCCATTGTATTTTCGATTCTCCTGATATTTGTGCGCCAACTCGTATCCACGCATTAGGGTCTGTATCGTTTTTCCACTCGTCTTCTGAATACTCGTAATGGAACCTTCCAATTATTGCGTTGGAGCTGGTTATCACAGCGTTAACGAGTTGAGCTTCATAGCCCAAGTTGCCGCTAACAACGTGTGTTTTGCTTGCCACAATGTACGGGTCCATTCCCCACCGTTGGGCTTGCATTATCACCGCCATGCAGTTTCCAGGGTTGCCCTGGTATTGCTTTGGAATGGCTATGGTTGACTGAGACATAATCTCAGAGAACCGAATCATTGAAGTCATTTTGCTATCGTCAAAAATTGATATTTCGTTACTCATTTTTATCCCTTATATCCATATGCTGGAATGTCTATTTCACATGCCAAGCCGTCGTTTAGTTCTGGGTAATCACCCGTTAATTCAGCATCCTTGATCATGTTTAGCGCCTTTGCGCATTGGTCGTAACCGTGATCAATGGCGGTCGATTTTAGCGTATATACGGCGACTTCGTGCGGGAATGTGCTTTCTACGCAGATGAAAATAAATTGCCCGTGAGTGGTATCAAACAACTCGTGATCACACTTCAAATAATGCGCGGCTGATATGTGGTACCCCAATTTAAAAATAGATCGTGCAAACTCTTCTTTGCTCGCGTCGGCGCACGTTTTCAAATCTGCAATGAAGTGGTCTGTTCTAATGTCTGGACGATACTTGACGTTTAATCCGGTATCTCTATCAATGCAAAATCCAGAGTGTTCACGCTGATTTTCAACTGATAATATTTCCTTAACTTCTGGATGCTCCATTACAGATCTAGCCATTGCCGTTGCTGTTTCCATTTGCCCAGCATCGACAATTATCTTTCCTTCATTGGCAGCCATAAATGCAGCCTTGCCAGCCTTGCCGATCTTGGTGCGCCCGTCGAACTTCTCGCTAACTGCGAATTGATTTCCAAACGTCTCAGGCTCAAGCACAAGGGCGTGAACGAGAGTGCCTAGCTCCATTGCTGGAGTGGTTTTAAAAACGCTATCACCGTCAATTTCAGCCTTGTACTTGCCCATTGATTTAAGTGCAGTTTTAATATTCGAGCTGCTAATATTTGGAGTTGCGTGGTAGGTGCTATTAGGCATTCCGCCGATGAAATTGTTTTCTACGTTACTTGGCATGTTCTTACCCTCATTGCTGATATCGTTGACATATTCTGTCGAGCCGCTCGGCGCTTCGGCTGTATTGTTGTTGGCCATATGTTGAATAGTTTCTTGCGCGGGCTCTTGATTGCCATTCGAGTTTTGCGTGTCTTGTTTATGTCCACGTTTATCATTTCCATTGTTGCTCTCACTTATACCGGTTGGGTTGAAAGGTTTTAAATCCATCGTTTTACCTATAAACTATTGTTTACTGCTTGCGAGGTATGAATTTAGTTTACTTTGAGGCGCTTGTAAACTATTGTTTACGAAATATTTAAAAAAAGAGAGGTTATATGAAAAAAACAGAGGTGATGGAGTTACAGGATTTCATCAAAAAATACAAAATCACAAATGCAGTTATGCATAAGTGTTCCGGTATGAGCTATCAATACCTAAACAAAGTCATTACAGGCAAACAAGCAGGAAAGGTAATGATTAGCTGCAATATGAAAACAGGGGCTTTCAGGGTGCACCATCCAGATATAGCGGCGGGAAAGCTTGACACTGATTTACTTAAACAGGGCGAGGAATAATGCAAAACCTAATTTGCTTTGAATGCGGCGCGGATTTTACTCGCTACGGATCTAAGGTAGCAACCGTTGACGCGTGCTGTGGAAAGAAATGCAGCAGGGAAATGAGAAGAAAGAAATCGATAAAAAAAAGGACAAAGCCGTGCCAAGAATGCGGCATTACGTTTGTTGGCCAGCATCTAGGGTCAAAATTTTGCTCCATAAAATGTTTGTCAGTTTTTAAGGCAAAAAAAACAAAGCAGGATTCTTGGGATAAATACAAGAAAAATTGCGAGCGTTGTGGAATTGAATTCTTGCCGCCAAGGCAGGCAGAGGGAGGTCGGTTTTGCTCTCGCTCTTGCAGCGGAATTACAGCAAGAAAGGAAAGAATATATAGGGAAGGATATTATATGATTCACGTCGAAAACCACCCAAACGCAACAAAGCAAGGTTACGTTCTTGAGCATAGAGCAGCAATGGAGTCGAAAATAGGAAGGTATTTATCAAAAGAAGAGGTTGTCCATCATATAAATTTAAATAAATCTGACAATAGAATCAGCAACTTAATGATAATGTCAGATTCAGATCATAAATCTTATCATGCAAATCTTTCTCACATGTTAAAGAGCTATTTGAAAAGCGAAAAGGGGCGTATAAATGGGTGATATAACTTTGAACATTAGCCGTTCAGAATTAAAATGTTCTTGCAACAACTGCAACGTAACAATACAGGATCACGAGCCGGTTATTCAGGTTGTTCAAGATGCTTGCAAATACTACGCCATGATATACGGTGTCGAAAAAGTGCGCCTAGAAATAACCAGCGCGGCACGTTGCTATGAATACAATAGGTCTGTCATGGTAGGCAGTAATGATGAAAGCCAGCACCCACGATGCTGCGCAATGGACATAAAAATATTCATTGATGTAATACAGGTTGAGCCTTCAAAAGTCTACAGATACCTAAATACAAAGTATCCAGACAAATGCGGAATAGGAAATTACAGAACATTCACGCACATAGACACTCGTAACAAAAGGAGTCGATGGTAATGTTCGAATCAATATTTGGAACAAAAAAAGCAGTAGATAACATACTAGATAAAGACGATGGAATTCTAGTCAAGATAGGCGCGTTTGCTAACGATATGCACTTGAGCGATGTCGAACGAGAGCGGTTCGATATTATGCGCCGAAAGCTTGCCGTCAAAATGCTGGCAGCCCTAGAACCGTTTAAGGTTGTACAGCGAATTATAGCCTTTGCCACGATGTTTTTGTGGGGGTTCGTCGGGTTCAATATCGTCATAGCTCTATGGATTGAGGCAATATTCAATAACACAGTGACGACAACGACAACAATTGGCGACGTGGTAACCGTAGTTGTAACTACGCACGAATTCGATATATCAGGCCCGTTGATTGAATTTGCTATGTCTCAGTACGTATTGATACCTGTAAGCCTTGTGTTGGGCTTGTACATGGCTGGTGGTGCGGCAGAATCAAACAACAGATTTAAACCAGGGGCTTGATCAAAATCAACTCATAGCCTATCATTCCCTTATCAAGTCGCTCTCACGGTTTGGTGAAACTTCTGGTTGGAGTTTGGAAGGAAGCAGTGTTTCGGATCATAGGCCCGACTCGCTGCTTTTTTTTGCGTTAAATTCGACATTCTACTAAACAATAGTTTACAAGATAATTAAAATGGCCTACTATTCAGGAGTCGAAACAAACCAGAGAAAGAAAAATGATATATCGGATAATGGACTGGATAAAGTGGCTTTATTGGAGCGGTAAATATACCAAGGTAGAGCTATGGGAATCCGATAACATAGGGTGTTCGGACGGGTATTATGAATGCAGCATGGGACTTGCCAGAATTAAATGTCAGTTTTATGAAGACAAAAAGGTCATGAAAAACGGCGATGCAGTTGCCCTAATGGAGAAAAGGCATGACAAATTAGAAAAAAAATATTTCGGCCCAAAATACATAAAATCTAAGTAACCCAACCAGGAAAACAAAAATGAACGATAGAGCGATTTTATCAGTAGGACTAACCCAGGATTTTGCAGAGTGTGAGAAGCGAAAAGAGTTTATGCCGTGGCTTGGAACAAAGGCACCTATGTGTGACAAGGCAAATAATGCAATGCAGCATATCTACGAACTAGAAGCCCTAATCCAAATCGAAAAATACGCCACACTATCAAACATGGCTAACGAAATGCGCAACCATTTGGCAGAGATACGGCTCAAGCAGTCAGGCAAAGAAACGACAGGTTACCAGCTAGCGATCAATCTAGTTATCGACACGCTAGAAGATATCGACAAAGAAACACAAGCAGCAACGAGCATTGCAGAAATACAAGCGGCTAGCTTGCTAAGCATTGCAACAGAAATAAGAAGCACCGAAGACTATCAAACGGTCGTACAGTTCGCTAAAGCCATCAATGAAGGGTGTTGTTAATGTTAATTGAGATTCAGCAGACAGCTTTTTTAGTTCTTTGCGTTGCATACATTATTAACTATTTCTACAGCGGGGTTAGTATCTCGAAATTGCACCTTAGAATTTGGGGATATTCTTTTTTTGGGTCAATTATCGTTATTGTGGTTACAACCTTGATAAGAATCTGGAGTTAAACTTGAACGGTCAAGCAGTAGCCAAACACCTAGAAAACTTTATAGAGAACAATAATCTTGAATGGTTCGGAGTAGCGACTATTCGTAGGGATTGCAAAATAGGATATAGCCACGCTTTCAGGGTTCTACAGCTTGGAATAAAGAAAGGCGTATTCGAGAATGAAGAGAGCGAAACTTTCAAATATAAAATGGTGAGAGACGATGAACATTGATTGCCCAAAATGCCAAGAAGAGCAGGAGCTTGATTGCGATGACTTGCCTAAGCTCGCGTGCGATAGTCAAGATTATGAGTGTAGAAACGCAAGGTGTAATCACACTTTTAGCGTTGGCTGGTCTGCCGAGGCAGAAGTAAGGAACGATTATTTGGACAAGGAACCCGATGCACCCATTTAAAATATACATATTAGGCGTTTGCAGCGGCATGTTAATACCGGGGTACTTAGTGTTAACGTGGGAACCACATTCACCATGTAAAGAATATTACGCACCAACCAGGGAAATAAAAAATGATAAGCGATATAGCAATAGCAGAAAATATACAACGACTAATTTCTAACCGTGACACTGCGAACGATTCATATATTTCATTAGAAAACCACGTTTATGATGGCGTGCGATATATCACATTTACGGGCATGGACAACGCGACGTTTCGAGAGTCGTACACATTTGCTACATTCATGTCTGATTTGCTCGGACTAGATGACCGAAAAGAAACGTGGATGAATCCGCATTTTATGATGGATTGGGAAGCTGTAAAACCTTTCGTGATGGATTGCATAGACGACGACGAGAAAACGCCCATAGTGCTATCTGGTCATGGTGTGGCGGGTTCTGTAGCGCTTATGGCTGGCTACTACCTTACAAAGACACATAAAAACTTGCGGCGCGTTGTAACATTTGGCGCACCCCCATCATTGAATTACAACAAAAAGAACGATTACTATTTTCAGTTGTTGCAACATGCATCAAATCAATACGTTTTGAAAAATGACGTTATGCCGAAAATGTTTAAGTGGACAAAGTACACCTCTGCTAACCGTACCGTTTTAGATATGCGCGGCGGCCCTTGTGGTATTTCTTGCTACATTGACGCGATGGGTATTGGTGATGGGGGTTTGTTGTGATTAAAAACCTAGCAATTCTAGCAGCTTCACTAGTCGCGGCAGTGGCGTATGCTGGATTGTACGTATGGATGGTTACTAATATGGAGTGGATGGCGTTATGAAAAATGTTATTAAGTTTTTAGAAAAAGCTGAAGAGATGGAAAATGACTACCCGTTTCTTTATGTTGAAATCGCAAGAACAAGGGTAACCGATTATATGGCGTGGCTAAGAGTAAAGCCCGACGGGGATCTAATCGTTAACGGCCAAGGTTTGACGGCTGATGATGCTTGCAAGGATGCAATAAGCCAACTTTGGACATAACAAAAACCCGTTGCAGCAATGTAGCGGGTTTTTTATTGCCCGTCATAAAGCAGCCAGATCAGGAATAGAATCCCCCAGGCGACCGCCAATAGTTTAGCAGTGCGTTTGCCTTCCATTTCTCGAAAGTCCTTGTTAGCCACGATATAGCAGCCGCACATCCACGAATAAAAGAACATCACCCAGAAACTACCAAACAAAATTATCTTCATATTTAGCCGAAAAAAAACCGGTATGAGGATACCGGCGGATGAGAATTGATAGAGGCTGTTTTTATTATTATTCGCGGTAGTGAGCCGCGTTGACATTATGCGTTAATTAATTTGGTTTGGCTATTGACGTGAACCACGTAAACCACTATCTTTACCACCAACGCAAACAACGTGGATTAAGTCAAATGAAAGCATTTTCAATATCACTGTTAAAAAGAGGTTCTAGCGAGATCTTAAACGAGCTTCACGAAGGGCCGGTTGTAATAACTCACAGCCATAGAAAAGATATGGTTTTGGTTATGCGCGATCACTACGAGCATTTGCAGGAACGGGCATCTAAAAACGAGGGGTAATTATGTCTCAGGGTTGGATATGCCTTCACAGAAGCATCTTAGATTGGGAGTGGTACGAAGATAAAAACGCCACTAGATTGTTTATTCACTGCCTATTAAGGGCTAATCACAAGGATAAAGAGTGGAGGGGAAAGGATATAAAAAGGGGTCAATTTTGGACTTCACTGGAAACACTCACAGCCGAGACAGGCTTGACCCAAAAGCAAATAAGAGGCGCAATTTCTAAGCTCGAAGGGACAGGGGAAATGGCAAGCAAAGGATACGCTACAGGCCGCATGATCACTATGCTTAACTATGAATCGTATCAAGGAGAGGGCAAACAAAAGGGCGAGCAAAAGGGCAAACAAGGGGCAAACGAAGGGCAAGCCGAGGGCAAGCAAAGGGCAACTAACAACAATGATAACAATGAAAATAATGAAAACAATGTTAACAATAATTCAAAAGACTATGGCCATTTTCCAGAAAACGAAGAACAAGACAATTCTGACCTTTTAAACTCAATGTTGGACTATCACGAAATGAACGATAATTTCACTTTGCAACAACAGGATAATCTAGACGGCCTTGTTTCTGACGAAACGGCTATCAAAGAATCATTCGATAGATTTTGGGATGCTTATGCCAAAAAGAAAAAACCAAAGGATTGCTTGGCAAAATGGAAATCTAAAAAGCTCTATCTTATCGCTGATGAAATAATGGCCGACATTGAAAATCGAAAGGAACATTGTAACGACTGGAGATTGACAGGCCCAAAGGCTAGGCAGTGGCAACCACACCCATTAACTTACTTAAATAGCGATGGCTGGAAAAGTGAGCTATCCCCAAAGCCAGTCGAGCAGGCGATGAAGAAAAGCCAATTCGAATCAAAAGAGCAACGCATAGACAGGATTAACGAAGAGAACAGGGCTAAGCTATTCGGGCCAAGAAAAACCAACCAAGCCATTGAACAAGATTTCATAGAAGGGGAATTGCAGCATGAACCAAGAGAGCGATAAAACACCCGTAGAACAAATTTACGACCTGCTAACCATGATCTACAAGCAGGAAGGTAAAACGCTTAGTTACGAATACTTTCTAGAAATCTGGAAACCCGCCCTATCCGGCCACACATTCGACAACATGAAGGCGGCAATTGTCGCAGAGGCAGCAAAGGGAATTTATTATTTAAAGCCTGGTGGAGTGGCAGCACGATTGCCCAACCTTCTTGGACACCCGACAGCAGAGCAAGCGTGGTCAATGCTTCCAAAGTCTGAGGAGTCAGACGCATGGGTAACGGGTCAAATGATGACGGCTAGGTCGATGATTGAGGAGCCGCTATACCGTGGCGACATGATCGCAGCAAGAAAGGCATTTTTAGATATTTACACTGACCAAGTGGCAAGGGCAGAGCTAGACGGCGACAAAGCAAAAATGTTCTGGTCTGGAAAGCATGACGAAAAATACATAGCCAAAACTATCGAAATGGTTAACGCGGGCCTACTCGAAAACAAGAGGGGGCGAAAGATAATCCATGGATACACGAGGGTGAACGGTGACGACCCCGCCCCACTTTACGCTCAATTACCAGAGTTTCATGGTGAGCTTGATATTGAGCCTCTAAGGATTGAACAGGAAAACCCTGTGCATACCCCGCCCCCACTTACCGAAGAAGGTCACAAACAGGCTTATTTTGAACGTGAGCCTAGTTCTACGTATGACTTAGCAATGAAAATGCACGAAAACATGATGAATGGAAAAGTATGGCATGGATACCCAAATTTTGACATGTGGACTAACGTACTAAATAACATGGTCAATGTTGGCGGTCATGAGCTTGAAAGGTTAAGCAATGTTTGGACGTGGGTATGCAAGCAACCATTCGAATTTAGAAACAAGGTTTCTAGCCCTATTTGGTTCAGAGCTTACTTTGATGAAATGTTTGAAACTATGAAATCAGATTATGCGGTGGTCGGCGATGGAATCTAAATCAATGGGATTCGCGGCATTAGATCGCGCCAAAGCCCTTATTGAAGCCATTCCAGATACAAAAATGTCACGCCTAAAAACGGTAAGAGTTGCAGACCGGGAATGGTTCGAGAAGAACAAAAAGGGAGTTGAAAGGGTAATAGGTGAATCGATCAGGCTCGACAAGCGCCAATTTTTGGGAAAGAACATTCAAAACCCACAGGTTCAGCGTGACGAATTAGCAGGCTATCAGAATATGGACATGGAGCAATACAGGCCCCAGGTTGATGATGATGCCGAAGTTTATATTCCAATAAGCGAGAGATAGCATGGAAACAAATGTATGCCCAACGCATGAAGGAACGCAAAGCGCAATAATCGTTGCTATGAGAGACCTTCGAAAATACGCGCCTGACACAATATGGCTTACACCCGTAGAGACTGTTTTCGAACGGCTTGCAACCCTATATTTCATAGCGGGCGGCGAGAGAAAAACATTGATGGAATTATTTCCTGAATATTTTGATTAACCCGCAAGTGAGAGCGAAATGAAAGTTAAAACAGAAATAGAAAGTTTCCTAGCCGAATATGAAGTGAAAATACAGAATTGCGAAAAACTGTTGTCCAGTGTTGGTGCACAGATAACAGCAGCAAGAAAGGCAAAAGAAGGCTATACGCACCTTAGAAAGTCGCAATCTATACTTCACGCGCAATGCAACGCCTATTACCAGGCTAAGGCGGATTTTGACAGCTTGCTAGATTATACGGGGGAGGTATGAAACGAGAAGAACAACAGCTAACACTACCGGGCGTAGAACTGGCAAACCTCGAATTGTGGAAGGCTGCAAACGGCGTCTACACTGGGGAAATCAAGGGGCTGGCTTGGAATGTACACGAATACGTTTGGGCGGCGTGGACTGATTACGAAAGCCCTGTGATATTCATGTGTCAAAACGATCATGAAGTAATGGGATATGGAGAAACAGAAAAAGCGGCCATTTTGGATTACTGCAATGGATGGCACGAAAAACAAATTAATAAACCGGACTGGTGGTGATATATGAGCGAATTTTGTAAGGTTTTTGATGATGAATTAATAGGGCAAATTTTAGTAAAACTAGATAGTTCTGACGATGATTTTAAAACTGAAATACGGATTTATTGCAAACCAAAAGATATGGGGGTTTGCTCAATAGCGCTTATTTACAAGGATACCGAAGAAGGCTGGGCAAAGGCGGAATCTACATTTATAAAAATGGGAAAACAAGACGCTATAAAGATAGCAAAAAACATTATTGAGAGAACCCTATGAAATCACACCCATACAGCGGCGGACGACGCAACCCAGCACCCGCACCAATGGCCGACCTTGTACCACAGGCAAAGGCGCAAAAATCAGAGATAGACGAATACGAGGACTCCACACCGTACGAGCGGTCAAACCTCAGTATCAAGCGGAAACACGGCGGCAGTAGAAAATAAGTAAAAATCTGGATTGTATGTGTAATTGCTAAATATATGCGTAAATCCGAAAAGTATGTGAAATATCTACTAAACTATTGTTTACAAGGTGGGAGCTATAGCCTACTATTCAGTTATCGAAAACAACGGAGCAAAATAGTATGAAAAAGCAATTCAATGGAACGGTAAAAGTTAAGGTTGAAATTGGAATGAAAGCGCGAATAAACCCTGAAGAATTTGAAGGGCGAATTCATAAAGGGAAGCAATTCGTTATTGCTGGCGAGCCTAGAGATTTGTGTGGAACTCAAGTTGTAGCATTGGATAACATGGACGGCTCAAGATTCAGCCCTGGATATGATATGTCAATGCTAGAGATTACAGACGTTAACACGTAGTTATGTCGGAGGATAACTATATGAAATGGCACATAGGGGAGGTCTACAAAATAACACTATTGAATTTATTTGAGTATGAAGGTCTTATTTATGATCAGGATGACACATGGGTTTTTATGAACTGTGCTGATGTGGGTAGGAAATCCTTCAGAAAATCACAAATCACAGGCGAACAACACTAAGTAATGTCGGACATGCAAATTTAACGGAGGAAGAAAAATGACAACAGCTACAACGCTAAAAGTGAAAGAACTCTCACTAAAAAACACCCTATTGCATAGTCATTTCAAGATGGGCCACTTGGAACAAATGCCCTATGGCGAGATGCTAGAGAATGCCATTATTTCGTTAGTTGAAAAACAAGAAAAGCTAGAAAGCAAGCTGCTTGCCCATGCACAAGAAAGTCGTGATACTTGCAATTTAAGCGAGCGTGAACGGGGCTTTCTTGAGCGCATGATATCTTTTTACGCTGCCAACCAGATGACAAGTGGTGAGCGAGATTACGCCAAAGAAGATATGTTTGATGCGATTAAATCAAAGCTTAAGTTGTAGTTCTGTCGAATAAGCGTTTCAACCAACCAGGGGAAAAACAATGCCTGAAAAATCACACAACTCAATTATTAATCAGCATATAAAAGATGTAGCTGAAGGCAAAACGAGAATGGATATAGTTCCAGCAATTGACACCAAGCAAGAGCAGATCGACGCAGCACGAATAGAACTAGGCAGTTTTAACAACAAGGCCAGAACTTTAGAATCTTGCATTATGGATATGCGGCTAGAGTCAGAGCGATTGAAAAAGACCATTGCAGAGGCTAACCAGGAAATTGCTATTACTAAAAATCTGGTTGAGTCTCAGCGCGTGGCCATAGCAGAGCAGAAGAAAACGAACGATAAACTTCTAGCCAAGTTTTCAAAAGCCTAGCGCACGCACGTAACACACTTTAACCGTTTAAGCAGAATTATTTTACATTCCGGTTTTTCTCCCTCAAATGAGGCGGCAAAACCGGAACAACCAGAGAAATCAATATGAACATTCAAGGCCACGCATTTACAAAAGACGAAGAAGAAATACAGGCAAAGCGATTTGCAAGGTACAAAGAAATACAGCATTTACGGGAATCAATGATACTTGAAAAAGCCCCGCAGTATGGAAAAACCATGTTTGCTGGAAAGCTTAAAAGTGATAAGGCCAAAGCGCTTAGTGAGGAGGATATTGCACTGATTGCCGACCATGGGAATTTATGCTTCGGTGGAATTTGCACCAAAAGCGGGGATACTTTCACAGGCTGCTATTACACGGATTAGGTGAGATATGAAACGATCAATAAAATTCAAAGCGTGGAACGAACGCCTACAAATGATGTTCACCGTATACAGCATAGACTTTGATAAGGGCCTTGTATTCTGCGAGTCAGAGAACGATACGCGCCACACGTTCGGAATGATCGACGTTGAATTGTTGCAGTTTACATGGGCGCATGATGGGCATGGCGTCGATATTTACGAAGGCGATATTGTTCAATTTTTTGATGGTGAAATGTCATTGGTAGACAGAGACGATGGGGGTGCTTGGCGCATAAAGGTGATTGGCGAGGAGCTTATAGGCAGGTCTGACGACGTTGTCCAGATTGGCAACAAATACCAGCACGCGGAGCTATTAGAATGATATTCATAGCAATCCTTTGGGTGATATTCGCAATCATCGTACACAGAACATACAGATTCGATTGGGTGGCTACCTTCACAAGTTGCGCCCACTCTTTAACTTTTAGCTACGTTCACGCTTTCGGGGTAGGTTGATTATGAGTGATTTAAAAAAGTTTGTAGATTTACCACTTGGCACTAAGTTTAGGCACGAAGACGGCAAAGATGTTTACGTTGTTTTAGAAACTCACGGGCGAGGCAAGGTTGCTGAATATCAGGGCGTTAATGGCTGTTTTGCAACTCAGTGTGTTTACTCTGCCGGATCTGATGAGGAGGAAACCAGAGCGCTTGAGGTCATTGTTGTTGAAGATAACGAAACTACATCTATTGACGAAGACGTACGCGCCAATGTTGAAAGCCTTGGTGCCGGTCTGCGATCAATCGCCGTCGAATGCGCGAAACTCATTGAAGACAACAGGGTTATTTGTGATCAGCTAGACAAGGCAGCCGATCAAATGCTAAATGATTTCGAAACCATAAAAAAACTCAAAGAAATTGTAGGCGATGACCCAGAATTCACCAACACAGAGAGCGAATCATGACAGAGCGAGAACGAATAGAATCGGCACTAAAAGAGATTGGCGAAGTGTGCGCAAAGCATAAGGTTATTTTAGCGTCATGGCATGAGCTAGACGGTATTTTCATAAACCCAAGCCAGCACGAAACATACGACATTCTAATAAACCTAGATTCTGATTTGCAGGTAATTGAGGGCGTAACAGAAAACGAATACATTATAGAAATTATTGGCGAGGTTAAGGACTAATGAAAAATAGATACGGCGTAGATACAACATACTTTAGAAAGTTGCTAAAACGTGCTTTGACAAATTTAGCAGATTACAAGCCCGATGAATTAGCGCGGGAACTGGCTAGAATGTCGAAAACGGCAGATCCTAAAGTCATCCAAGAAAGAGAATTTTCTGACGATGGGGCAAAGGTTGCATATGAACTATTGGCCGACATAGGAGAAAAGGCAGGAATTGAAGAGGGCGACGTTGCAGCGTTTCTCGAATGGATTGATAAATTGCCAGAACCGGACTAACCTTAAAATACATAGCAACCGACAAGGACACCCAGGAGGTGGCGCTATCTGGCAAAGCTCGCATTTATGTGGGCTTTTGTCATTTCTAGGGTGCGTGCTATCATTTGTTGGTAAATTTACTAATAGATAGAGGTGAGACGATGGTTGCCCCAACAATACAGCCAGATACTTTTGAGCTGCAAGATTATGTTCCTTGCGCGGGAGGTCTTTATGGTACCGGAACATGCCCGCCAGGACACGAACTGCCGGTAAACACTGGTCTGGTTGCAATATCAATACTAAACTACCAAGGGGCTTTTAGGCTTCCTGGCAACACATACGGGGCGTCTTCGCTTAGGTACCAGCAAAGGGCAGTTATTGGCTATAACAATACCACTGGAAACTTGCTGATTGTAGGCGAGGGTGATGCAAACAATGAATATATCGGCGAGTTTAGCATTCCTGCAATTGTAAAAGAGGAGGGCGGCGTTTATGCAAATCTCAATTACGCAACCAACACCCAGCCATTTGTTAACGTATTAGACCAAGATACCAACGACGGGGATTTCTCACAGGGCAGATCAATATCAGGTATATACACCATTGGCGGCGAGATATTCGTTAACTATTTCTCGTATTACGACAACGCGCCCTTCAACACTGACACAACCGTAATAAAGCGAAACGCTACAGACATCAACGCAAGCACAACGGACGTTGTTGGATCTCTTAAAATGTCAGGAGCGTGCCATTCTAGTGGCTGGATTTCAGAAATACCCGCCGCGTGGCAGGCAGCATTGGGCGGCACGCATATATCAGGACACAGTAGCAGCACGACAAAAACCATAAACACACGGCACAGTGTTGGGCCAAGCGCGTTTGTATTTACAGCTACGGACTACACCTCCCCAAATAACCCAGCGATTGGTAGCGCAATAGTTGCAACAGCAGTACTCGACTATCCAATAGAGCACCACCTTGACATTGTTACTCAGGGGACGCTTGTTGATACCCGTTTGAATGAAGCCGGAACCATATGGAATAATATGTCGGAGGCTGCCTATGGGTTTATTTTACCAGGAACATCAACCTACATGGTTATAGGCGGCGGAGGTGGATTTGTTGGCGGGGTAACTTACAAGCCGACATATGCAGACGGAACCAGTCTTAGCGGCCACGGCCCAACGGTACAAGGCGAGTTCTCAAACAACTTTTGGCTTTATGATGTTAATGACCTAGTTGCAGTTAAAAACGGAACCATGGCAACGTGGGAGCCTCAACCGTACTCTTCAGGAACCTTCGTGGCTCCATTTGCAACAACCGACTCATCAACGCACCGAATTACCGGCGCATCGTATGACGTTACGAATCAACGCCTATATATGACAATATCAAAAATAGACGATCAAGGCGTGGGCTCAACACAGCCGGTTGCTCTTCAATACACTTTAGACGGGGTTTAACAGATGGCTAAAATAGCAACGTGGCTCTTTAATGAGGGCGCGGGGACGGTTGTATCTGATTCAGAGGGCAACGGTAACGGTATAGTTGTAAACTTCAACGGTAACGGTGCGTGGGACGATAACGGTCAAGGATTTGGCGTTAGCTCAACAAGAACCCCCGGAACAGGAGGGGCCACAACCGCGCAATTATTAAACATATCCGCTAACGGAAATATAGGCTCGTCACTGGCTGGTGCTACTGGCGCAACTATATATCTGGTTGCAGATGTTACAGCAGGATCTGGGGACAATCCGAACCTTTTTAGAATAGGGCCATCAAATGGCTTCTCTGACATTTCGGTTGTACTAAGCGCACAAAGAGCCGTTACAGTTAGGTGGGGCAGGGACTCAGACAGCGGCGGAGAATTGGTGTTCCCCAACCTTTCTGTGCTTGGATCACCGGCACAGAATGAAGCCGTTGCAATAATGGTGAAGGTTGATACCACCCAAGCCTCAGTAAATGCAAGGGCGAGAGTTTGGTATAACGGAACGGAACAGAACGTAGTTTTTAACGGCGTACCAATACCACAAAACACAGCGCTAAACTCAATAAACAGTGCAGACAGGGGCGTCTACTTCCTTAACGATGGTGAGAATGACACAAAAAACCTAAGAGGTATTATTCGGTACGGTCAAATATTTGACGAGCTAGTTTCTGACGCTCAGATTGCCAGCGATTCAGCCGCGCTATTATTGAACAATGACGCAGACCCCACAGGGTCGGATTCTACACCTCCCGTTTTAAGCTCTCCAACTGGAGTCGCAACTTCTGACGTTGCGGCAAATGGTACGGTATCGACAAACGAAGGAAACGGCACGCTATTCTACATTGCGAGTACTAATGCAGTTGAGACAGTTGCAACCGTCAAGGCGGCGGCTTCACAGGCGGTTTCATCTTCAGGCGTACAGAGTGTTTCTGTAACTGGATTAACGGCTACTACAAATTATTTCTTTCATTTTGTTCATACCGATTCATCGTCTAATGATTCAACCGTTTCAACTTCGGCGCAATTCACAACGCAAGCACCTGGTGATGTTACGGCTCCCGTTCTCACGCTTCCAACTGCTTTGGGTGCTGGTCAAACTGTAGCTAATGGCACGGTAGTAACAGATGAAGCTAACGGTACTCTGCACTCATTAATATCTACAAATGCTGTAGAGACTAAAGCAAACATAGTTGCAAACGGACAAACTCAGGCAGTAACAGCAACAGGCTCTCAATCAATAATTTTCCAAGGATTGACGCCAAGTACCGTTTACTACATGCACTTTGTTCATGTTGATGCCAGCTCGAATCAATCGAATGTAGCGGTAACCAACTCTATAACGACAGCTACACCAGCCTTCACAATTACATCAATAACACCGGCAACATTAAGGGTTGGCGATACAGCAACAATAAATCTTGTAGGCGCTCAGGCATCCGGTAAAACTCTGTTCTCTTCGGCTGGTCAATTGTCGATTGATAGCCAAGACGCGACAACTATCACATTTACGGTTCCAGACCCGGTTACTTTTGGAAGCAAATCATTAACTTATGGTTCGCCAAATACTATTACGGTATTTGATTCCAGCGGCAACGATGCGTCAACATTCACAATAAGCATACCGACAACTAACGCAGCATTCGGCGAGGTAACGACAAAGAATTCGGGCGGATTATACGCCAACGATACCGACCTACAGATAGGAGATTTCGTATATTGGGAACTGTTGACTGGAACGGGTGTATTTGACCCAGCAAGCGGACTGTCAGCAGTAAGCGAGGCATCGACAGCAAGATATGCGGCATATAGGGATAGCTGGTCTGATTTTGAGCCTATCGTTTACACTAACCCAGTAGTGGTATCGGCCCCGACTGTAACGTCTCAGCCTGTTAGTCGAACATTGCAAGAGGGGTCAGGTGTAAGCGTTGCTTTCATGGTTGCATTTAGCGGGCTGCCAACACCTGCAATTCAATGGCAGAAGGACGACAAAGGAAACGGCGTATTTGCAAATATATCTGGGCAGACAAGCGGAACAATAAATATTCAGGGTTCCAATGTTAACGTCTTAGATAACAACGGCGATCGTTACAGAGCAGTAGCAACCAACACGGAAGGAACAGCAACCAGCGTACAGGTAATATTAACGGTTACAGCTCCAGCTATTGAGGCTCCTGCATTTACTGGTTTGATTGGAACGCAAAGCAACACCATTGGCGATAACGTATATCTTGATTTTTCCGCAAGCTGGGATGGATCACCTACCGCTTACGCGATAACTTCTAGCGTTCTTCCCAGCAACCTATCAATATCAAATGCTGGCGTAGTTTCCGGCCCGCTAGATACCGTTCAGGCGTTGCAGGGCATTGTTATAACGGCGTCAAACTCAGCAGGTAGCTCATCATCAAATGCGTTTTCTTGGGAAGTTAACGGGTCAATAACAAACCCAACATTTATCGGCAGCATAGCAAACAGGACAAACGTTATCGGGGATGCGGTGTCTTTTGATCTGTCACCTAATTGGGTAAACAATCCTAGCGCCTATGCAGTTACATCTTCTAGCCTACCGACCGGACTATCGGTGTCTAATGCAGGTCTTGTATTTGGAAATGTTACAGCAGCAGGACTATCTACGGGCATCGTAATAACTGCCACAAACTCGGCAGGTAGTGATTCGTCCAACGCGTTCTCTTGGAATGTAACGGCGGCAGCAATAGACCCAAACGCAACGGTTGTCGGTGTTGTAGATGTAAGTGGAAATCAGGTAAACAGAGTTTATACGGACTGGTATTTAACAGACTCTAATATCAATGCATCAAACAAGGCTGGGCAGAATATAAACGTTGTTTCTAGTGGGAATAATCTTAGTGTTATAAATGGAACTGCTACGGTAGCAGCACCAGGTGCAACGCCGGGACAGACCTACACGCTTGTTGCATGGATATCTGGGACAGCTCAAAACGCTTCTACCCATTACTTCAGAGACGTTAACGTAACTATAACGGCGGGCTCATAGAATGCCATTAGAGAGAAGTTTTGCCACACCACAGGAGGCTGCTTTTGAAGCGGCCATTCCTGTTGAAACAGGACAGTCAATATTTTTTGTTGCTGGACAGATTCACAACTCATTGGTACTAAAGGCACGTGAGCCCGGCTTTGCTTTTGTTTACTCTTCTAAATTTTTTCTTAGCAACGCGACCCTACTTGCGCTAAAATTAACAGATCCTTTCGGTGTTGATAGTTTTGTTGATTCAGCAAGAATAACAGCGCCCATACTGGAACTAATTACCGGCGATACCGCAACCCCAACAATAAGCGGAGGAACCTATATGCAATTTTCCACCAATAAGACAGATTTTCCGTTTGCTGGTGTGTGGCGCGTACAGGGGCTTTATGTTGAGGGCAGTATTGAAAGGCCGGGTGATTCTGTTTATTTTGTGGTGGGAGATAGCTTTTATGGCTAATAGAAAAACGGGCTGTATACGGGTGGTGTATGGCGAGAAGTAGCACTAGTTTTGGCGAAGATAACCAGCCGGAAAAACGCAGAGGGAAGGGTCGGAAAAACATCCTTCTCGATGCGATAAAAAAGAAAATGGAATCCGAAGGCGTGGAAGTCAGGGACAGAGATCACGCCGAGGAACTCTTTGCGGATAAGCTTGTCGAGCAGGCTTTTGCGCAAGTTGCCATTGGTGAAAACACATTATTTAATGAAGTTACAAACCGTGTTTATCCCAAATTCAAACCGACAAGTGAACCTGTTAATTTTGAATTTCCAGAAAACGGCACTCATACAGAAAAATTCAATGCAATTATGGTTGCAGTGTCACTAGGTGAACTTGCACCGGACACAGGCGGCGAACTTGTTAAGATGCTCAACACAGGCGTCAACATTGAAGACGTTACCGAACTAAAAGCCAAGATTGAAGAAATCGAAAAGGCTATGAAAGCGGATGCTTAGCCGTGCTAGTCGTGGCGTTTTAAAAAAGGCAGAGGTTCACTATTTAACGAAAGAAGTTAAAGGTGATCCGGCTGTCTTTGGCATTTGTGACAGTGACGGTAAAGTAATACGCAAAAGGATTATAGGGGGCGACTTGGTGAAAGCCGATGTTGAACCCACTTTGTTTATTCCTGAAAAGCTCGAAAAATTACTATCACCCAAAGACGTTAAAGTTATATACGGTGGTCGTGGGTCAGGTAAGACGCGCACGGTGTCCTCAATCATTACAGAGGGCATACGCTATCATGGCAACCGTGTCCTTTGTATGCGTGAGATACAGAGTTCTATATCTGAATCATCACACCAGGAACTAAGCGACGAAATAGAACGGCGCGGCCTTGCGCCCGGTCAAATGGTTGTAACAGACAACCGTATCAAATCAAAAGTTTCTAAGGGCTTGGCATGGTTCGCCGGTCTGCTTCGAAACCTAGCAAGCATCAAGGGTAAGGCAGGTCTAAACACGGGCTGGTGCGACGAAGCCGAGAACGTTAGCCTTATGTCATGGGACGTTCTTATACCCACTCTACGGGCGGAAGGTTCGGAGCTATTCATAACATTTAACCCGCGTTTCGATACAGACCCAACATGGACAGAATTTGTTGCCCCGTATGTGTCCAAGATGGTTAACGGCATTTATGAAGATGACACTATTTTGGTTATCGATTGTAATTGGCGGGACAATCCCTGGTTTACTTCAAAGCTAGACCGTCAACGCCTAACCATGAAAGAGCGGGACATTGACCGTTACAACTGGATATGGGAAGGACTGTTTAACAAGAAATCAGACATTCAGGTACTGGGCGGAAAGTGGGTAGTCGATGACTTCGAGCCTAAAGATGAATGGGCGGGCCCTTATTTTGGTGCCGACTTTGGATTCTCTCAAGATCCCGCAACACTGCTCAAGTCATGGATACACGATAACGTACTGTATATAGAGCATGAGGCATATCAGCAAGGCGTTGAGCTGGATGATTACCCTAAGTTCTACGCAGGCAAAGAAGGGGCAACACCCGAAGAGCTCGAAAACTGGACGCACTTAGATGATAAGAAGTGGCCAGGAGTGCCAGGGGCAAAAGACCACCTGATTTGGGCCGATGAATCAGCACCCGCAATTATCAGCAAGATAGCTAGCCATGGATTCAAAATCAGAGGGGCCGCTAAGAATTTCAAGGATACAGGGGCAAAGGGTTCTATTGAGACAGGCATCATCTACCTACGTTCATTTGAGAGAATAGTGGTGCATACTCGTTGCAGGCATACAGCGTCCGAGTGTTCGCTATACTGGTACAAACAGGACAAACTTACAGAAGAAATACTTCCTGATATAATCGACGCACACAACCATGCAATAGACGCGTTGCGTTACTCATTGGTTAAGCTTATCAACCGCAAGAAAAAGGGGTTTTTTGGATAACATGAATATTTTAAGCATAGCAAGGGCTTTGCCGATAACGGGCAATCTCATAAAGCGCGTTGAGGCTTCTGAAATATACAAGCTATCAAGCCAGTCATATGAGATTTATAAGGCCATTGGCGTTAACAAGAAGCCCGTTGCTCAAGCCGTCGAGAAGGAGCAGAAAAAAGAGGAATCGGCGGCATATTTCAGCACCCACTACCTTGCACAGAAGCGAGAGAGAGCGGCGATAATTGAGAATGCTATCACCGTTATGCCAAAGGTTAACCACAGCCTAAGCCCTAATTTTGCAACTGATAGCGCGGCACAAGGACAGTTTGAAGGCTCAAAGAATGCCTATCGTATAAGCTCCTATGGTGCGTCAGATGAATTGCTTTGCTGGTATATCTCACAGTCATTCATTGGCTATCAGGCTTGTGCGCTTATCTCGCAACAGTGGCTAGTTAAAAAGGCGTGTGTGAAACCAGCACAAAAGGCCATTAAGAAGGGCTGGAAACTTACTGTTAACGATGGCGAGGAAGTAGACGAAAAAGTTATAAAGAAAATACAGAAATTCGATAAGCGCATGAAGATCAAGAAAAAGCTTGTTGAGTTTAATTCTAAAAAAATGGTGTTTGGTATTCGTATTGCCATACCTGTTATTGATGGATGGGGGCCAGAACAGTACAAGCAACCGTTTAACATTGACGGCATAAAGAAGGGATCATACAAGGGGATGACGCAGGTTGACCCTCATTGGATGGTGCCAGAATTAGACGCTGATGCCGTTAACAATCCAGCCTCAATGGGATTCTATGAGCCCACCTATTGGCGCATTAATGACGTGCTATATCACAAGAGCCATTTGATTATTGTTCGCAATGGTGACGTGCCAGATATATTAAAGCCCACCTATCAATACGGCGGGTTACCATTACCACAGCTAATCTACGAGCGTATCTATGCGGCAGAACGTACAGCCAATGAAGCGCCTTTGCTGGCTATGGATAAGCGCCTAACAGTATTGCATCTTGACCTTGAATCAATGGCCTTGGAGCCTCAAAAGTTTGAGGAACAGATGGCAGCATGGGCAGGATACCGCGACAACTTTGCAATAAAAGTAGTTGGTGTTGATGAAACTATTGAACAGTTTGACACTTCACTGGCAGACCTTGATAACGTAATCATGACGCAATACCAGATCGTTGCAGCAATAGCAGAAATGCCAGCAACGGAGCTACTGGAAACAAGCCCGAAAGGATTTAATGCAACGGGTGAGTTTGAAGAAAATAGCTGGTACGACCGATTAGAGGCAATCCAAGAGGATGACTACGACCCGTTTTTAGAGCGTCATTACGAGCTATTGATCAAGTCTGAATTCAATGGTGCGTTTGAAGTGGATGTAACATGGGAACCAATGAAGTCGCCAACGCCTAAAGAGATTGCGGAAATTAACGACCTTAATTCTCGTACAGATCAGGCACACATTAATGCGGGCGCAATTGACGGCACCGAAGTTAGAGACAGAATTATTGCTAGCGAACACAGCGGTTACAATGGCATAGCTCCATACACTGATGCAGAAGTAGCAGAGATGGAGAAAGAGAAAGAGGACGCCATGAACGCGGAAAATGGGGGTAACAATGGCGATCAAGAAAAGGAAAAGTAGAGCAGCCCCGTTATCAGCTAAACGAAAGACGTGGGTGGAACGTAGGGCGGCCAATAACAAAGTCGTCCTACGAGGCGAGCGCCTAGCCTACAGCATACCCATTCAAGCCAAGTATGAGAAAGAGCTGGTTATCATGATCAACTCTATGGCGTCAGTTACGAAACGGGAATTAACGCAGGTCTTCAAATCTAAACAGGCTAAGGAGTTTTATGCAGAGGACGCTAGTTTATCGTCTTTGGCTGGCAGGGTTGTTGATTCTCTGCGTAAGCGATTCGATTTGTATTTTGAAGAGAATTCAAAGGAAGTAACGGCCCGCATGATAAAGCGCATTGATGATCATTCAGCTAGCGCGCTGAAATCAAGTATTGAGAAACTATCTGGCGGCCTATCCGTCAAGACTGATTTCATTAGCGGGGAAGTGGGCGACATATTACAAGCGTCGGTTAAGCGTAACGTAAGCCTTATCAAGTCGATTGAATCCCAATATCTAGATCAGGTTGAGGATTTAGTTATGAGATCCATTGCACCAGGGGGGAACGGTTTGCAGGATCTTGCTATACTTGATGAAATTAAAGACAAAACCATTAGCCGAGGCGTTAACATTGCCAAGGATCAGACACGAAAAGCCTACAACAATTTGAATGCGGCTCGAATGAAAAAGGCCGGATTGGATGAGTTTATATGGCGTCATAGTGGGGGCGGGAGAGATCCCCGTGATCTTCACCAAAACGTACTGAATGGACAAACCTTTAGCCTTGATGACTTACCCGTGATTGACTTAAAAACAGGTGAGAGAGGAATACCAGGGCAGGCTATTAACTGTCGATGCACTATGGAACCAATAGCAACATTTGGATAATGATATGACTAAGCGCACATACGACGTAAACGGTTGGCCAGAAATAAAGAACAACCCAATTTCAAAGGTTGGCGTTTTCCCTTATTTGGGCTCCAGTATTGGCGCGCCAGATCCTAACAAAATTTATATGGTCTATCGTTCCAAGGAAGCGTTAAGCAGCCCAGAAGCTATTGATTCATTTAAGCTTGTGCCGTGGGTTGATGATCACACCATGCTAGGCGACAAGGGCGACGGGTTCACACCAGCAGAGGAGAAGGGTATTCAAGGCGTTACTGGCGAGGACGTTTATTTTAAAGGTGACACCCTTTATGCCAATTTAAAGCTGTTCTCTGAATCGCAAGCCGACCTAGTAGAGACGGGAAAGAAGGAATTAAGCCTAGGATATCGCTGTGATTACGTGGAAAAAACCGGAGTATTCAAGGGCGAGCAGTACGACTACGAGCAAATTAACCCACGAGGCAACCACATTGCTTCTGTAAACGAGGGTAGAATGGGCTCTCAAGTTGCGGTTTTAGATTCAAGTGATATTATTAGCAACGACACACACTGTTTTTTCACAATAGACTCTCAGGATATAGTCATGACAAAGCAAGAAAAGGCCGCACTAGCAGCCAAGCAAAAATCTAGCGTTTTACAAGCTGGGCAAACGGCGGCAGATGCGGCTATTTCTGGCATGGAATCAGGTGGCGCTAATGTGTCAGATGAAACCAAGCAGCTAATTGCAGTTTTACCGGCTATCATTGGCGCATCCATGCAAGCTATGGACGAAATGAAAGACAAGGAGAAAATGTCCGAAGACGAAGAAGAAGAAAAGAAAAAAGAAGGCATGGACGAAGAAGCCAAGAAGAAGGCTGACGACGAAGACAAGGACAAGGACAAAGAAAAAGGTAAGGGCATGGACTCTGCTTTAATTAACAGCCTACAAACCCGCCTTGACGATAGCGAGAAAGCAACAAAGCTTGCCATGGACTCTCTTGAAGAGTTGAAATCTAACGGCGTTAAAAACCTTCTAGGTGAAGTTTCCAAACGTGACGCAATGTGTAATCAGGCAGCACACCATATTGGCGCTTTCGACCATTCAGAAATGACACTGAATGACGCGGCCGTTTATATTTCTAAAAACATGGCATTGGATGCGGCAGAGGGCGAAGAACTTATCGCAGTAAACGCGGCCTTAAAAGTCATTGGTAAAACACCCGCACAAACATTTGTTGCACAGGACGAAAGCGTTAAGCCTGGTAACAGTTCAATCGATTCATTCATCAATGGGGATGCTTAATCATGACATTTCAGTCAACAGTACAAGAAAATCAATCAACCGGTCTCCCTGGTGAATATGCGAAAACAGGCCCACAGCGGGAAGTTTCGGGTGTTATCAAATCAACCAATGCAGCGGCCAACGTATTCAGTCGCGCATTCTCACACGTTGCGCTATCAGATACAGATGTTGTTGCTGGTGGTACGGGCGCGCTTGCCGGGCTGCTTATGCATCCTAAAGAACACGCCTCATTAGGTACGTCAACTGGCACTCTTGAAGCTACGTTAACCATTCCTAGTGAAGTAGATGCAAGCTTTGGCCAGATGGGTATCGTGTTCGTTACGTTCGCAACAACCGCCAACATTGGCATGGACGTACACTACGATACAACCACAGGCGCTACAGCCGGACAGCTTCACGCAGTTGCAGCAGGTACCACACCAGCAACCGACCGAGCAGCAATCACGGGCGCAAAAGTAGTACAACGTAACATCACAACCACTGGCCAAATCGGCGTAGTTCAGCTAACAGCTTAAAGGTAGAATAATATGAGAATGGGTAACGAATTATCACACCTTCCAGCGGGCCGAGCTGCAATGTCAATTGCAATGGATCAGCGGGAAGCATTTTGTAGAACAGCAGTAGTAGAGCTTCGAAAAATCGGTATTTGTTTTGATGAATCCGATATATCGAACATGGTTATGTACAACGGCAAGACCGGAGAGGGCTCTATTCCAGCCACAGGTATGGATGCCAATTTTACGTCGCCACTAACAACCGGGTCTGTTAATACTCCGATTCAGTTTTTGCAGGCGTGGCTTCCTGGTTTTGTTGAAATCATCACTCAAGCACGAAAGATTGATAACCTCGTGGGTGTTACTACACAGGGCTCATTTGAAGACGAAGAAATCATACAGGGCGTAATGGAGCATAAAGGCGAAGCTACGCCATACGGCGATTTTACCAATGTGCCACTGGCAAGCTGGAACGTGAACTGGATTCGTCGTTCTATCGTTCGTTTCGAAGAAGGTATGCAAGTTGGTCGATTGGAAGAAAAGCGCGCGGCACGTATGCGCGTTAACAGTGCAGATAGCAAGCGCGTTGCAGCAGCGACAGCTCTTGAGATCAACCGTAACCGTATCGGCTTCAATGGCTACAATGGCGGCGCAAACCGCACGTATGGCTTCCTGAATGATCCTTCATTGCCTGCTTACGTCAGCGTACCTAATGGCGCGGCTGGAACGTCTACATGGGCGACTAAAACATTTTTGGAAATCGTTTCAGATCTTCTTACAGCATTGGTTGCCTTGCGTGTTGGTTCTCGCGATATGATCGATGTTAAGAAAACTCCTTTAATGTTGGCACTACCAACGGCAGCGGTTGACCGTTTAAGCACTGTATCGGATGCGGATCACAAGTCTGTATACCAGTGGTTAATGGAAAACTATTCCAACGTAACAATTGAATCAATTCCTGAATTAGACAGCGCAAACGGTGGCGACAATGCTTTCTACCTATACGCTATGTCTGTAACAGATTCGGGCTCTGATGATTCGCGCACTTTTATTCAGGTTGTACCCTCGCGCTTTCAGAGCATGGGTGTTGATCAGAAGACAAAGAGCTATGAAGAAAGTTATGCGAACGCAACAGCGGGCATTATGTTGAAACGTCCGTATGCAGTGGTACGCTATTCGGGGATTTAATTTCCCGTTTTGTGCTACAATATTTAAAAGGGCGGCTTTGGTCGCCCTTTTTTATAACCCTTAACCAGAGAGTTTTTAAAGATGAAGCAAGTATTTTCAACACTAACATCAGATCAAGAATATTCCCTACACCAGAAAGGACAGAGAGCAGGCGAGCCAGCATTACTTGAAGTCATTAACGGAAAGCCAGCCACCATAAAAATTAAAGGCGGTCACGGCGTAGCTAACGAACATTTCCAAACAGCGGAAGGCGTATGCACAAATGTTGAAGACGATGTATACGAAGTTTTAGCAACTATCCCTATGTTTAAGCGACACCAGGACGCCGGTTTTATTAAGGTTTATGGAAAGAAAGAAGCGCCAGCAACGCCAGAGCAAGCAGCTAAAGATATGGCAGCAAAAGACGGAAGCGCTCCATTAGTTGACGCTGATTTTCAGGCAGGGCAAGCACCTACATTGACACAGGCAACGGCGTAAACCATGGCTAAAATCGCTTTCAACGCATCCAGATTGCGGGCATCAATACCGGCGTTTGCTAACGAGACGCTTTATCCGTCAGCCGTTTTACAAATGAAATGGGTTGTTGCAACGTGCGTTGTTAGCGATGATGACGACGGTTTTGTGTTGACAGAAAGACAACGTGAATGTGTGCTTGATTTATTTGTTGCGCATTTGTTGGAAATTGACTCCATGATTGCTATGGGTCAGAACGTCGTCAATATTCAGGGGGCAAGCGTTGACAAGGTAAGCGTCACAGCAACGCCCCCAGTTGCGTCTACGGGATTACAATTGTGGTTCCAGACAACGCCACATGGCCAATTGATTAGAACCATATTGCAGGCAAACACCAGAGGAGGTTTTTATATAGGCGGGTCTGCTACAGAGAAGCGCTCATTCCGTCGTGCTGGTGGCGTGTTTAGATAATGGCGAGGGTCATTAGAGTTAAAGGCGGGGCTATGGAAGGTCTGCTAATGCGCCTTGAAGAGCTTGAAAAAACCAAGCTAAAGATAGGCGTTTTTGAATCTGCCAAGTATGAGGACGGCACACCGGTTGCGGGTGTAGCAGCGGTTCAGGAATTGGGCTCGCCTAAAATGGGCATTCCACCTAGACCGTTTTTTAGAACAACAGCCGAAGAGAAGAAGGGCGAATGGGGCAGCCTATTCGAGCGCGCATCAAAGGCCATTGTTGAGGGTAAAATCTCCCCTTATGACGCAATGGATAGAATTGGCTTACAAGTGGCCGGCCAAATCAAAACAACCATAACCAATATTCAAGCCCCACCATTAAGCCCAGTCACATTACACCTTCGAAAACTCAAGCAGCAAGGCGAAACTATTACAGGTAGCATCGTTGCAGGGGTCAAGCAAAAGGCAGCCAAGGGCGAAGAACTAGACACTTCTGGCGTATCCACAAAGCCACTCGTTGATGATGCCATTCTATTAAACTCAATAACTCACGCGGTAGAGGAAACATGAGCACACCAGGAAGTAATCTGTTAAACCTTGCAGGCAGAGTTATACAGTTTCAAAAAATAGAGCTATTGCCATTTGTTAGCAGGGTCAAGAATGAAGCGCGGGTATATATAAACTCGTATGGGGCTCCGGTACCTATAGGGGGATCAGCGCAACCAGTATCGGCGGCTTCATATGCCGCGTTAGGCTTGGAGCGTAAAAAGGTTTATTTAATGATATGGACTTCGGCAAGTATTGCAGGCGTCGGCCTTGATACATCTAGCGACCGTATCCGATATAACAACAAGATCTATAAAGCGGTTGATGATACCGATTGGAAAGCACAGGACGGTTGGCAAGGGCTAATGTTCGTCGAGGTGAAATCATGAATGACACGAAACTGATTAACATCATATGCACAGCTTTAGAGGCTGGCTTAGTGTCACAGGGCTATGTTGACCCAGATGTCTTGCAATCGTACCAGCCAGAGCAGCAGGGTTCACCATCGGGCGAGGCTTGGTACATTCACAAGATAGGCCCTATACATAAATACGGTCACACTCAAAAAACAAACAAGCTCAATCAGACAACCGGCGTTATTGATCTGGTGGAGGCTCGAGTGCTCGAGCGTAAATACCAAATAACAGCATTAAAAAAGCAGGCCCCAGAAGAGTTAACGCAAACAGTTAAAACGGCTGATGACATGGCAGAGGAAGCGGCAGCCATAATGCAGGGGCAAGTCTTTGTTAATGCGCTAAGATTAGAGGGTCTGCGAATGATGCGGATTACCGACATTAGAACGCCATACTTCACTGATCAGCATGACCAAAATGATATTTCGCCAAATTTTGATTTTACGGTAACATATAGCAAGCAGCTAGCCTCTATCGTACAACCGGTAGTGGACTACACTGTACAAATTAACCGAGTGTAACGGAGCATAAACAATGCCTATCCCTCAAAGTAGATATATTGAAATAACTTCGGCAAAGGGGGGAGGCACACCCGTACCGTTGCGCGAATTAACAGCCAGATTATTTACAACTAATTTGCTGGTACCAACCTCGTCAACCTTATCATTTTCAACGCTCGAATTAGTTGGTGATATGTTTGGCACAACATCTGTTGAATGGATGCGTGCGGCTTTTCACTTTGGATTTATTGGCAAGCAGATTTCTAGCCCTAGAACTATACAGTTCTCTCGCTGGACTAATGCGGATTCAGTGCCTCGCATTTATGGCGCAACAGGTGGCCAATCATTCTCTACCTATACCCCTATCACTGACGGATCATTGACGCTTACCATTGGCGCAGAGACTCTCGATTTAACCGGGTTAAACTTTGGAGCAGCAACGGACATAGCCGGTGTTGCAGCAATATTGCAGGCAGGCGTACAAACAGGAACAGGCACGCAGTTCTCAGCGGCAACCGTTGTTTATGACGCTGTACGGGCTTCGTTTAATCTTGTTGGTGGTGAGGCTGTAGTTGCGGCCATATCCATTGCGGCAGGGTCAGCAGGAACCGACGTTAGCGGCTTGATTGGCTGGCGCAATGCTACAGCCTTGCTTTCTGCCGGACTGCTTGAAGAAACCCCAGTAGACGCCGTTAGCAATAGCGCAGTGTATAGCAACAACTTTGGCTCATTCGCTTATCTTGATGCACTGACACAAGCACAAATTGTTGCAGTGGCACAATGGACGCACGCTCAAAACGTCGTGTATCAGTATCATGTTCCAGTATTGACGGCAGATTACAGCGCCATTAGTGCGGCAGTGGCTAACCTTTCCGGTGTTGGATTGACGGCACAAGGCCCAACAGGTGAATTCCACGAACAGCTACCAATGGCCATACTTGCGGCAACAGACTTTACTCGTCGAAATGCTGCACAAAATTACATGTACCAGACTGGAGCGTTATCGCCAACGGTATTTACAGGTACAGAAGCCAATACCCTTGACGATTTGCGCCTCAACTATTACGGGCAAACGCAAACAGCCGGACAAACACGCTCTTTCTATCAGCGCGGTTATTTAATGGGCGGAACGACGGCACCCGTTGATATGGGCGTTTTTGCAAATGAGCAGTGGTTGAAAGACAGCATTGCGGCTGGTCTTGCTACGCTACTTCAAAATAGCCCAGGTGTACCGGCTAGCGATGTTGGTCGTGGTCAGGTTGTTGGCTCCATTCAGAACGGCACTATTCCAACGGCATCATTAAATGGCGCTATCAGTGTAGGCCGAACGCTAACAGAATTAGAGCGTCAATTTGTAACGTCGGTTACTGGCGATGAGCTTGCATTTCAGCAGATCGAAACGCTTGGTTATTGGCTCGATGCTAATATAATTTCACGCACGGTTAATAACGTACAAGAGTTTATTGCTCAGTACACATTGATCTACGCACGCAATAACACTATTCGCAAAGTCGAAGGTTCTGACATTCTTATTTAAGGGGATTAGAAAATGATTGATGTTTCAGGCTTTGGGCTTGGTGTCCATTTGGTAGCAAGCAATACATACCCGGTTGGGATACCGTTGTCAGCATTTGCCGATGACGCAGACCCTATGGATATTCCAGGCATTGAATTAGCACAGGTTGCTATGGGTCTAAATGGCGATCTTATTACATGGTCGTCCGCTAATCCCATAGGCGTTACGCTTAACATGATACCTAACAGCGATGACGATTTGGCGCTATCTGTTCTTGGAGAGCGCAACCGTGTTGGTCGTGGCAAAACTTCGGCGCGTGATGTGATTACCCTTGTGGCTGTTTATCCAGATAGCCGCATTGTGACATTCACGCAAGGCAAGATAACCACAGCGGCGCCAGGAAACAGCATTGCAAGCGCAGGACGTTACAAGTCTAAAGGCTATGTATTCATGTTTGAAAATAAGGCTGGCGTTTAATGATTGAGCCTAAGCAGGTAACTATCAAAACGCAGGCAGGAGACGAGCGGGTTTATACGATCGGCAAGTTTCCTGCAATGGCAGGGCGTGAAATTATCACTCAGTACCCAGTGACCGCAGCGCCGAAAATTGGCGACTACGAAGCTAATCAGAAAATGATGTTAAAATTGATGGCTTATGTAGAGGTTAAAGCCGGTGACGTTCCTATGGCTTTGGGCAGTCAGTCTGCAATTGATAACCACGTACCTGATTGGCAAACGCTGATGAAGCTAGAAAAGGAGGTGTTAGAATATAATTGCTCTTTTTTCGCACAAGGCAAGCTCTTGGTTTTCTTGGAGGGTTTAGCAGCTCAAGCCCTACCGTCGATCATAAAAACGTTGACGGATTC